GATTTGAATACTGGTATTGGCCTTCCTCTTGTATGTAGAACGTCAACTATACCTATTGATTTAGGGAATACTCCATATAAAGGAGGCCCTAAGTCTTCTATAAATGACCCTGCAAAAAGATATGATGAGTTTTATTATGCAACTGTGACTGAACTCAGGCATGCAGCTCAGAGTATAGATTCTTGGAAGATCTTTGTAAAAACCCTACAACCATACATGCCTTGTTGGTTTTATGAAAAAACACCTGAGCCATCAAATGCTTGGGGCGACTTATGTCCGGCTAAAGATGAAGTAATAATTCATGGAGGTAAAAGTCAAACAACTCTTGAAGCAGCAAAAGTATTAGTTGCTTGGGGTAACTCAAGTCCTCCACCGATGGCTTCTACTGGTGTTATTGACGAAAGTAAAGCCGACCCTGAAGAGGCACAAAGCATTTCCGGTTTTGTTTGTGGAGATAAGCCAAGAACAACTTCTTTGACATTGTTCCAAGCAACGTCAATGGAAATTGATATGGTTTATAAAAAGATAAAAGATGTTGCAGACAACTTCTACGGCAAGAAGTATTTAGTGCCTTTACCTTTTAATCCACCTTCTACAGTACATTGCACAAATCCCAAATACGATAATCAAGATGAATGTGAAGATGCTGGATTTGATTGGGGTGTTCATGGTTTATTAAGTGAATGGTTTGCTAAACAAGGTATTGGTCGCTGCACTGATGGAGTGAGTCCAGACAAATATACATGCGAAATAATTGCTAGAGAAAAATGGATCGAACCAATACAGGAAATTAATAGATGGGAAATAGCAACCAATGGAGCTTGGCCCGGTGGAGATATTGAGTTTAACTTTGGCACACCAGATTCTAAAAATGCCAATACTGGATATCCTCAGAATATGAATTTCTGGACAGAAGAAGGAAACCTGAAGTCCTTTGTTATATTCCCAGAAAAAGATTATAGGCGAGCGACACAAGACTCTAAGATATTAGACTTCAGAGATTTAGATGCAGAAACCATGCATGTAGAACCTGTAAGTGAAGTTGGGCCTAATGATAATTGGGGAAAAAAGGTTTTTGTGGCTGCTGAAGTCGATGCAAAAACACACTGGCTAAAAGAAAGGCCAGATTGGGAGATTCATCATGAAAAGCAATACTTCCGTTATAGATGTGGAGATGACGCTAAGGTAGATGGTGGTGGCATCGACCATGCCGCAGCCGAAGAATATCTAAAAATAGGTCATCCCGGTGGTGCAGGAGGCTTAATGTTCGGCACAGAAACAGAACTAAAAACCCGTCCTGTATATATCAGAGAAAACGAGATAGATAACACAGGTAGTGAGCAGACCAATGAATTTGCTGCATATAAACCTTATGCACTAGTGACTCTAGCAAATCGAGCATTTTATCCAGATATTGATATGGCTCATCCATTAATGAATTCTTGTGGGGGAAACAAAAATGAAATGTGTCTTCCTCTTACTAAAGGAGGAAACTCAAACTTCTTATTAGGAGCTTGGTTGAATGGTTTATTACCTCAAGGAGTTACAGCACAACAACTAATAGCTATGCAAGCTAGAAGCAAATATGCGCCTAACTTAGGCCCTGATATGGGAAAAGGCTCTTTTGTTGCTGCTGCATATAAACCTTGGCACGCTGCTATACCACAACAAAGCAAACATTATAGATGGGGTCCTTGGGCTGCTGGACTTGAAGCATATGGAAAAACTGAATTTTCTACTGATGATGGGTTACACCCAGCCGCATTTGGTGGAGAAACTCAAATGGGAGATGTGGCAATGTCTAGAATAGAAACAGTTATTGGCCAAAGCGAAAACAGAGTCATAGAGACAGGCTCTATTGAATTAGTTGGAATACCGGCTTATGCATTTGGAACACAACTAACTTATTTCGACAGTAATGGAGAGGAAGTTAAAGGTCCTTATATTACTGATGTAAGCTTGAGGGTTGGAAGTAACGGATTGACAACTAGTTATAGTTTCTCTACTCAAAGAAAGTTTGGAGACTTAGGAAAGCTTTATGAAGACAGGATAAGAAAATCACAGTCAGACATAATGCAAAGGCTTTCCAGAGCAGAAGAGCAAATGGAAAGAGTCAGAAGAGGAATAGGTCAATACCAGAAAGATAAATAGGTAGAAAAATGGCATTTAGAGAATACGTTAGCGATAAAGAAAAGAAGAAAGAAGAGACAAAAAATTATAGTCACTTGATGCTTACTTCTGCATGGGCGCCAAATCCTCTTGAAGTAAGAGACGGTAATAATAATGTCTTGAACTGGGATAATCATCCAGATTATGGGAAAACCCATATGAAGATGATAGATAATCCTGCAATGACTGTCTCTGGGCCTGCGTATTCTATAAAAAATCAAAACCAAAGCCATGAAACATTCAAGAAGACATCAGGAATGTCAATGGATGGCTTGTTTATTCCCTACGCTACCAACTTTGTAATTCAAAGTGATGGAGGTCATGAGACCGGAGCTAACAGGCCAAATGATGGCATAGCCATGCCTACATTTGAAAGACCTTACGCGACAGCAAAAGGAGAAGACGCATCTGGTAATAGAGTTGTTGAACATTCTGTTGAATGGGAAGGTGCTGGAAATGAAACTCTTTTAGGAGCAAATGCTCCAGCTCCTCCTTTTATCACTTCTGTTTCTCTTAACCCATTTGCTTCTGGTCACAATGTTAATGTCCTTAATAAAAACTTAGAGATAAACGACCCAGTTCAAGTCGCTCAAGGAGGAGGCTATTCTAAAGATGCTCCAAGGTTAACTTCGGCTCCAGAAAAATCTGTCGAGACAGCTAGACCAGTTGGACTAAGAGGCCCACTAGTTATGGGTGGATGGGGTTATGACATTTATGGAAAGCCTGTTCCTAACCTAAGAGATGATGCGGATTATAAATACAACGACGAGAACTCTGCAAACTATGGAAGAACAAGGTATTATCCTCCAGCTTTACAGGCGAAGTCAGAGTCTGGTGCAAGAAGAGACCACAAACATTTTCTTCCTCATCATATGCGAAGAAGTGATAGATGGAAGGTTGGACCAGTAGATTTAAGATGGGATCCAAATAGAAAAGTTTGGGTGGGTGGTAAACACAATGGTATTTATTTATCAAAAGCTGCAAAATGTATATTGCCAAAAGCTGGTATAGATGGGAATAATTCATTCAACTTTGGTGTAGGTGGTAATATAAATGCACCGGGAAGACTATATAGAAACCCTTGTCCAACTCATGATTGTACATATACTTCATACTTTCCAACTAGTATCTATTATCCTGATATAGAAATATATGATCCAGAAGATCATAATTGGTGTGGTAGATGTAGAACTTTAGGACATCTAACTGCTTGTGCAGATTTTAAAGATGGTTGTTCTCCATTTTATGATGCAATTATATTGCGTCCAGTTGATGAAATTGTTGGTAAGCCAAATCAATTAACTGAATGTACAGATAAATTTAGAAAAGTTCAAGGTGGAGCGCCCGGAGCTAGAAGAGCTGGTAATCCATGTCATGGGTGGGGTTCGAGTTATTTTGGTGAAGATGAATTTATTAATGAAAAGATTGCTATAGATAAAGAGTGGAGCCAGCAGGCTAAAAACCTAATGTATGAAAAGATATTCATTGAGAACCCTTTAGGTCAAGGTTTGATGGTAGGAGATGCGTTTTTTAGTTATGATACTGGTAGAAGAATAACATACGAATATGAGAGAATGAAAGATCCGGGATGTGGGCAAACAGCTGGTACTAAAATTAAAGTAAAAGAAACCATTCCTGTTCATGTAATACTACAGGGTGAATTTTACGGTATGGAAATTGTTACACATGCTGGTTGTGATAGAGGGGAAATGGCTGCTTGCAGTAAAAAATTCTTTGCTCAAGGATTTGCTACTGCTGAAGATTGTGGCCCAGATGATGATTATCCAGAGACGGCAGGAATATAATGGCAATTGGTGATCCTTGGGATTCCTCCTATAATCCCTCTTATCCAAACCTAAGAAATCAAAGAACTGGCAAGAAATCTTGGTGGCCAGACGCTTCTGATGAAGTACCTCAAGACGACCCTCTATCTTTCAAAGATAGGAGAGGCGGTCGTTTTTGCACTGAGGGCTGTGGCTGTATAGACACTTATTGCGACAACCTAGCTGGAGCAAAATGTCAGCTACCTCCAGAAATAGCTGTTACTATTATTAGAACTGCTGATGGAAGATATCAAGCTCGTGCAGGAATAGAAGGTGGAGCAGGAGAAACCTACCATCTTAAATATTCTAATGGTGCTTGGAGAGGTAGTAGATGTTGCAGTCAAACAGCGACTGATGCATTAAGTTATGCTTGTGATCCATGTAAGGTAACTACTCTTCCTAATGGTAAACCTTCTGAGTGTCATTACGCAAACAATAAATATGTGACACTTGATTCTGATAAACAAGTAGGAGATGGATTTCAAGTAAGAGATGATTTCGATTACGACAAAGCGCTACAAGGAGATAACTGGCCTAGAAGAGGTGCTGATGCTTGGATGGTGCCAGAAGTCTATGGCGTAATGCTTCCCGGTGGCGGAACAGACATGCTGAATTCATCCGTCAGAGATGGAGAAAGACCTATTTGCTGGGATGTAAATGGAGTCCCAAATTATGGGATAACTACAGAAGACGACTGCATAGATATAAATGGTCTTTGGAGCGAGAATGATCCAAACATCAAAAATAACAATGTAGAAGACAGAGCTGGACAAAGACTAGTAGACCTAAAAGGAACAAACCTACAAAAAACACACTTCTCTGAAAATAGAGCTGATGCACTAATAAATATAAAAGCAAGAGAACGTAGAATATTTGTCACTCCTGAAGGATATTATGCTCATAGCTCTTACAATGCAATTCACGGATCTGGAGCAAATAAAGAAAGCGCTTGCTTTGAAGATGGGGCTGTACCCTTAAAGAAAACACCTTGGTGTAGACATCCATTTGATGCTACTGAAGTTGAAGCTTTTTGTACCAACCCTGATAAAGGTGAGTCTAGTTGTGAAAGTTCTGGTGCAACTTGGCTTCTTGACGATAAAGAAGAATGCACCTTAAGAGGTCTTTGTTATTCTCCTAAAGATGGTGAGCCTACAGTTAGAGATCAGCTCATAAAACCAGCATGTCTTAAGAGACCAACAACAAGCAATGGGACTCCTACAAAGTTTCCCGCATTAAATCAATATGATTGTGAAGTTAGATTTCACCACACTCATGATTGGCATTATGAAACTCAAGAAAATTGTGTTCTTTATTCTGGGGAAGAAGTATACGCTGGTTGTTATAGTGGTGCGTTTGGCGATGTTTGGGAAGGAGATGTTGCTACAGAAGAAGAATGTCTTGAAATCGACGAAAGGATTTGGAAGCATCCAAATGTTTTCATTCCTTACGATTTTGTTGATTGGGAATATGAACGCCAGTCTTGTTGTGGACAAACTTTATTAGATGAAGATCATCCTTTTCACACTCCGCAAATATCTGGTGGAGCAGCAAACACAAGAAAAAATACTGTTTGTATAACTCCTTATTCAGAGGTGATTCTTTCGCCTTCTACTATTACTGGAAGCAACGCTCCGCAAACTGGTGCAGAAGGTAGTTGCACATCAGTAGGAAACCAACATGATAGAGTTCTATTCCATTTAGATGGTGAAAGCTACTGGACTCTTACGATACGTCCCTGTAACTTTTGGGGTGCTTGCTTAGAAAAAGGTGTTCCTAGACCAGACCCATACGACATAAAGGGACAACAAGATAATTATTTTGATACTACATGTGGAGAAGAGGTTATGCTCTTTTTGCCTGTAGATCAATTTATGAATTGCTCTAACTTTAATCTAACTCTCGGCAAAGAATCTCAGCTTCGTTCTGGTTGGCCAGAATCTCAGCCTTTGTGGGACCCTAAAATGGGCGACCAAATGGGTAACCCAGTAAATGAGCTTTTTCAAAAGGGTGCTGGTGGAGCTGCTCCTCCGCTTGCGATGAAAGGCCCAATAGGATATTTTCCGGGAGATGCTATAGAAGGCATACAACATCAGCATTGGTGCGCCTATCCTGATGCAAACTATGATGGTATTGCGGATGGTGGTAAGGATCAATGTCAAGCGTATCATTACTACAATCATAACAAAGGAGAATACTTTGGCGAGTTGATGAATGCCAAAGGAGCTGATGCATTCTATGGGTTCAACATACAACCTCAACCATTCAAAGCGACGGAAGAAAAACAAAATAGAGCTAAAGGCCCTGATCAAGCTGCTGCACATCATAAATATTGGCAAGCATGTACTGCTTATGTATTAGGGCATATGGCTGGTGGTGGTACTTGGTTCTGGAATTATGGTCCAGATTATTTCATGTATTATGATTTCATAGCATTTGATGAAATGACTATTGGTACGGGGCCTATCGCAGTAAAAAAATATGATGGCTTTTGTAATGAAGTAGCCACAAAAGCTAAAAAATATGTTGATGAACATGTAGGATTTTTGAGAAGTGGCGATTGCGGCTATGGTAATGGTGCTGGGTGGGTTGGTTGGATTCCATTTGATGGCTGGACGAATAACCTTTCTTGCCCTGAATGTGAAGAGCAAACTAAAGCAAGTTGTGGAAAAACAGGCTCTTGTGTTGCAGCTGATGGCAGTTTTGAACATGCTACGCCAGAAGACTGTGAAGCTTCAGGAGGAGAATTCAACATTTGTTGTGAATGGTTTGAAGGATGTGATCGCAGAAAGCTAGTAAATTTCAAAGACGTTGTAGAAAATAGTGCTACTCCCATATGGGAAGAGGCAAAAACCGAAGCAGAGTGTGAAAAGCCTATGGATGAAGGAGGGGCTGAAGGAAATTGGAGTGATGGATGTTCTCCAGCAGGCATTGCTCTTGCAGAAAATCAAGAATGCCCTCAAGTTCAACCAGTACCTGAAGCTTTCGTAGATATTGTATTAGGGAAAAAGCTAGGTGAATGTCTGCTAGAAGACGGTACATTAATCCAAGATTATGAGACAGAAGAAGCTTGTAACGGTAGAGATGGGGATAATACTTGGACTGGTGCTAGCGTTGGAGGTTCTGATTCAAGCTATCCACTAAGAGAGCTGGAAGGAGTCATTAAAGCCAGACCTTCTGGACCTTCAACAAGTGGACTCGTTGATACAAGTAGTATAAAGAAAGGTTTTAGTGACAAAGTAGGAGGAGGATATTCAAGAAGAATTCTTGGATCAGAAGGAAGCGATACCGGCAACTCAATGAGTTACTGGCACGATACTGGTCTATTCCCAAAGGGAGAAATGGCTAGCTATGTCAATGACCATTGCTTAGGAATCAAGCAACACAAACGAATCCAATATGCCAGCAACGAAAAACCAATCAAAATTACTTCAAGGAACCATTTGCTCAAAGATGGAGACTTGGTACATACCTACAATGTCATGGGCAATTTTGCTGCCAATGTTATGTACCAGCAGGATTGGCAAGAGATGCAATGGGAAGATAAACTTTATAGCCCATGTTCAGGACCAAATTGTGAAAACTTAGTATGGCCAAATTCTGTATGTCCGTATACGTCTGCTTGCCTAGACGATTCTCAAGGCAAATGTATTAGACTGTCTGATGACTCAGAAGTTGATCTAAAGAAAGAGGACTGTCTTGGACCTGTTTATAAATGGGACGCATCAACTGATGCAGGAAGTAAGTTAGAGTGTGAGTATGGAAAATGTTCAAAGAAAAGAGAAGATGGAACAGTATGTGACAGAAAGACTGATTGCGAAGCTGATGCCGATATATGCAAGATGCAGGATGATAATGGTGATTGTCCTTCAGGATTTACTGTTGATGCAGATAAAGCTCCGGGAGAAGAGTGTGGTTGTGTAAAAGATGATGCAGATGGTCCTCCGGGATGTGGTGGAGTATGGGAAGGCGGAGGAGGTACATGGGAACTCAGTTGTGATAGTAAATACTATGCTTGTTCCGGTGAAATGATTAATGGTGAAATTCCTCCACCAGCTGACTTCTTTGTTATTAAAAATGTAACATTAGACACATTTGACTTATATACATGCGATAAGTATCCAGTAGATGGAAGGATAATAAACAAAGCAAATATTGATACAACTGAATGTGTAGAGGAAGTTGAAGAAGGTTGTATTATGAACTATCGACTTGGTATGGGTGCAGCAGAAGCGCCTGAACAAGTCAGTTGGATCACTAAAAAGCTGGCAGAAAATAAGGGAATACCATCTCAAGAACCTACACAATTTCGTTGTCTAGATACATATACCGGCAAGCTCTCATTCCAAAATAATGGAAAGTCTACTCATATTCCAACAGGCGATACCATAACAAACAGTGAGACTTCAGGCGCTCCGGTAGACGAAGAACACACTTGTTACAAAACGCAATCTGATGGAGGAAAGGCTTGTGCGGAAGCAGATTGTGATGCTCTTGGTATATGTTTTAACACCATAGATGAAACTGGTGCATTAGACGAAAACGGAAATCCAAAAAGTAAAGCAGACTGTACGGACTTTGCTGAGAGATGGACGACTTCTTGGAGAAACTATGACACTTTTGAAGATGACGAAAAGACCGCAGATAATGAAGCAGAAATAAATTGTGCTTTGTATGGTACTTGTACTGTAGTAGTAGGTTACGAATACAACGTCAATGCATTTATGAAAAAAGAAGATTGTGATGCACTCGCTCAAGTGTATGCCGTATACGACCCTAGCGTTGATGTAGACCACAAAAACCAACTTTATGTTAATAGATGTCAAGATGCTGACGCAAAACTTTTAAATGACAAAGACCTTCATTCTGGAACTACAGAAGAACAAAAAGAGGCATGTGAAAGTAAAGGAAAATGTTATGACTACGATGGCGATGTAGTTGATGGAATAAATAACAAATCCGATTGTGAAGAAAGTGGATTTGAGTTTAAAGGCGCTACATTTATTGAAGGAAGATATGCAGATTGTGTTGATTTGAATGATGACGATCCTTTCAAGACATGTTGGTCGCAAGCTTGGTATGGTGACTTAGGTGTACTGGATGTTGGTAGTGAACTTACTTCGGGCAGAGGAAAGCCGAGTGTTGGTGTTTATAAAACATGTCCATTCACCGGAGAGTTTGATTATTGGGGACATCACGAAGATATTGGTGTTGAAGGTGGATATATTGGACATTACGAAGATGATGAAATAGATAGTCTATATAGATTTGGTTTCGGCGGTCCGGGATATAAATGGGAAGAAAGAGCAAATGATTACTATGTTCAAATAGAACAAAAAGGAATATGTCCTGTTTGCTGTGACCACTTTATGCCAAACAAGTTAGTTGCAACTGTTACTGGCCAATCTAGCGAGATATTAGACTATATTGGCTGCGGCATGGATGAATGTGAAGCTCCTACTGCTGATGATAGCCAAAGTTTCAATGCGGCAAAAGCATTAAAAAATGAAGGTTATTGTTGCTATGATACTTTCCATGGCTGCGATCTTAGCGATTTGCCAGAATGCGAAGATGAGTTCAGAAGACATATAGCAGACCCAAATAATGTTGACATTACATTTGGAACATGTACAGAAGGTAGTGGACGCGTTAGAACCTTCGTGTGGAGAAAAAAAGGCTGTGATGGTCCGAACGACACGTTTACTCCTTTAACGCACTCTGGTGGCGTTTCTGAGTGTAATATGTTTTTAAGAAAAAGACCTACCTTGTTTGGGGATACTAATTGCAGAAAATGTTCATCAGTTTACACCTCTCGAAACAAAACGAAGACTGTTAGTGAAACAGGAAACACCCAAATACAATACATAGGAGTAGACAAAGACGGCAAAAAAACTGATTGTTGTTCAGATACTGCCTATTGTGAGGCGTTAGTGTCTGACAATAACACCGATATCATAGGAAATTGTTCACATCCATATTTGCCATGTAAAGAAGCAAAATCATGTTCAGGGATAGAAGAGAAAAATTGTAGTGATGCAAATGTAGGGGAAGTAGTTCAGATCACTTCAGCATTGACAGCGACATGTACTAAAGTTTCAGATGCACCTGAGTCTGCATATATTTGGGCATTTGATCCTTGCTCTTGTTATCCAAATTTTGTTGAGATGAAATATGAACCCGAAGTCGTTGAAGACATTGGAGATGGTACTTGTCACGTTAATGGAAATGGAGATGAAGGATATGATAATGATGCATATACAGGATGCGGCCCAACAGTTCTTTCTACAACGGCAGACGAAACTTGCGTTGACCATGCAAATAGCCATGCACCTGTAGATGAAACTTGTCCCGGATTACAGTCTTTAGATGTTCCTATGGAATATGATGGCATTGTTTGGAGATCTGAATGGACTTTAATGAACACAGTTGGTACACATCAATGTGATTTAGGCTTGCATAGATTCAAATGGCCTTCAGCTTGCCAACCAACTGGACCAAATTTAGATTTCAGCCCCTATACGGCATTCAAATCAGGAGATGAGTTAGTAGCAATAAATGCCGATTGCGATGCTTGTGACATGCCTCAATATGGAGGAATAGCTGGCGGAGTGCTAGTAGATGGCACAAGTACAGACCTAATATTAAGAAATGCAAAACCTCCTAGTCTGCCACAAGATGGTCACTTTATTAGATTAGTAATGGGCTGTGGAAATTCTATACCTTCAATGGCGGCTTATAACAGTGGTGATATAGTTGATGGTGGGTTTGGACCTACTGGAGGAGACAACTATAGACAAAATGGTTTAGATATTTGGGCAGAAATAACAAATTGTACATTTACAGACTTCATGGGGTCTGAGGGGCTAAGGGTTGACAACGTAACTTCTGGCATACAGGGAACGCCACCTTGCGATACTGGAGGATTAGTTGGATGTTTACCAAAACGGTTGATTACCGGAGACTCTTGGAGAAAAACAGGAAAGCCTAGTGCGCTAGAAAGAAGATATACTTTTGCTGGAAGATGTATATCCAAAACTGATTGCGGTCCAAGAGGGGCATGTGTTGATACGGAATGTTGTACATACACTGGAGTAGACTACCCCTTCAGAACAGGCGGAGGAAGTCCACCAATTCGCGCTCCTTTGTGGAGCGGCGGTGTCGCTTGTTCTACTGGTGGCGATATAAGTCACAGATGTCAAGCGTATGGATTTGACCCAATTCCAAACAAGCCAGCAGAGCAATTTACTGTTCGGTATGTCAAAGATGTTGATCCAGAAACAGGAGAAGCTACTCTAGTTATACCTGCTTATCCACCTACGTTTGGGGGTAGACATTGTGCTTATGAGAAAGGCACACCAATTGGTATTGGATTAGCAGAATTACAACAAGCAGAAACGGATACATTTGGCAGTTATTCCAGAAGTAATAAATCAAGGAATCCATATTTACCTGCTGGAGGAACTATACTCAATACAGATATCCCAAGAGGGGATAATATTCCAGACAAAGATGGAGATGCGGGTCGTGGAAGCGGTCAGTATATGGAGATTAGGGTTGCTGATGTATCAAAGCTAATCACAAAGAATCCTAGAAAAAATAGACATCTTAGAATTTACGATAGGACAACAACCCAAAACGGTAATCCAATATCGGCTACTACTTTTGAATATATGAATATGAAGCAGAATTTAGAGCTTCCCCAACCATATGGTTTGAATCCATGGCCGGTCGATCACCAGACACATTCTTCTCTTAGCAGACACATGTCAATGTGGCCAAAGGGTGTTCCTATGGGACCATCTAATGTTGAAAGTTTAAGAACAGATCCAACTGGTTCTATAACACAGCCGGGAAGAATTGGTCCGAAACCAACCGTTGATAATCTGAATAGAATGTTTAGGTACAAAGAGGTAGATACTGGTGGAGGAATGACCACTCCAATTCCAGAGATACTGCCAGTTGAGCCAGTCATGATTAATGCATTTGAAAATATCTATTCAGATCAAGATTACTTCTGTACAAACAATGTATACAAAAATAACTCAACATGTGTTGGAAATGGACATCTCTGGATACCGCATTTTTCACACACAGAAGTGGCTACGCATTACGACCATGACTTAGCTGACGCAGAAAAAGTCGTTATTAGTGGTAGCGTAGTTTATCCCGCCACCTGCAAAGGCACAAGAATGGGATACTGTGTTGATGATCGTTATGGCATGAACGTAAGCAGAATGGACATAAATGAGTGTTCTGAAGGAGCTTGTGTAGATGTAGCAACAAACACAGGAATAACAGACTCTAATGGCGATCCTATTACTGATAAAAATGAATGTGATAGAGTTGGATTTGGAGGAATACCAAACCCTGTAACTCCCGGAGGATTAGCTGAATTTCAAACCAATGGAGAATGGGTTCAATTATATGAAGATACTGGAGACCCAGAGAGTCCATTAGGAATGGATGGAGACAAATTCTTATGCGAAAGAATATTTGGTGGCGATTGGGTAATTGGAAGACGAAACGATGAAAAAGATGGGTATAAATACAAAGATCCATTAAATCTAAAACCATTAGAAATTAGTGGTGGACAAAAAACTGGAGACGCAAAAGATTTCTTTGTAGAAGGATGTCCTGTCGGTTGTCAAATTAATGGATTCTATTTGCAAGATCCATGTCAACCTCCTAGTAAAAATAGCCCTCAAGGACAATGTTTTGAGTGTGTAGAAATAGTATATGAAGATGACTCAGGCAACGAACAGAGGGAAATGAGATGTCCTAGAAGCCCAGCTGATGGTAGCTATGTTGTAAGAAAACGTGGTTGTCAAAATGCAAAATATGACAACAGAGAAGACTGCAAAGAAAATGGCTGGCATTGGTGGGAACCAGTAACAGCAGCAACAAGGTTTGCACTTCATGATGAATTAGAGTTGGTTGTTCATGACGCATCTCAATTAAGAAGCAATCTTGAAGCAAATAAACCAACTCCTAGATTTGGACAAGCAAGCGATTGGGAATATGACCTATCGCAAAAACCAAAGACATTCACTAAAGATGCTGGATTCTTTGGAGAAGGAGATAAGTTAGCTGGTTGGGCTGGAATCGGCGGACTAGGAACTTGTACGTTTCCAGCAGGTACTGTATGGAAAAATACAGATGGTGACATTGTTGATCCTCCAGCAGGAATAGATACCAAAGCTGGTTGTGAACGAGATTTCTGCACTCTTTACGAAATTGATAATCAATCCGACTGTACATCAAATGGTTATGATTGGATAACAGGCGTATGGGACTACGAAATAGACACATGTAATTCAATCAGAGATGCTGTATTCTCAGATGTATTTAATATGTGTATTGACTTGAATACATTAGATCAACAGTTCCCATTTTATTTCCCTGTTGATAATAGTTATGTTCCTGACGACTCTGAGGAAAGTTTGGAAATAGCTAGACTTTGTGACATGAGTGATTCATGTGAATCAATCCGACCATACAAAGAATGTAGAGATGTTAGTGACGACCAAGCTGGAACATGTATATACTTAGTTGATGGCAATGAAGTAACCGAAAGCGTTACAGCATCTGAGTGCGGCCCAACAGGAGTGTTTATTGGGCCAGTTATACAAAAAACAAAGAAAGAATGTGGAGAAGCAGGATTAACTCTTGGAGCATCCATTGATACACAAATAATAAATGAATTTGTTTGTATTGATAGTAGTGGAAACACCTTGAACGTAAGGACTCCTGCTGAATGTACTAAGATTGTAAAGGGTACTGTGAAGTATCTTGGAAAACCTGTAGCAAATTCAGCTGATGATAGAAAATTAAACTTGATAACTCAAAAAGAAAAGTTCTTAGAATTATCGTCTCCAGAAGCTATGTTAATGGGTCACGAAGTCGGAATAGGTTTAGCTCCTAGAAACTTTAAAGGAGTTATTTATGCTCCACAAGCAGAAAATGAAAAGTTTAATGAATATGCAGATCCTCACTGGAGAGCAGTTTGGAGTAGGCATGGAGGAGCATTTGATATTATTATTGGATATCCACCTCCGGTAAATAATTGCAGACAAGGCAATAGCAATAAACCAGTAAATATGGATTTCTATTTGGGTTTCGATCAGATATGTTGTAATGAGAGAGGTCCATTAAACTTTCATCAATGCGAAGAAAAATGCTGGACCCATTATCTAGGACCGCACTTAGAAGATATGGAACTTAGGTACGGAATACATGGCGATTCAATAATGCATGTAAACATACACGAATAGGATTAAAAAAATGTCAGGTTTTTTCAAGAGTGAAGACGATAACCCTTTAGCCAAGTATCCTAAAAAGAGAGGGCGAAGAGAGGTCTTTACTATTAATAAAACAGAAGAAGAGTATGCAGGTAGTGAACCTCCAGTAACAACACCATGCGAGTGTAAGTTTAGTGGCTCACAAACTGGAATATTTTGCGATAGACATCAATGTATAAAAAGCAGGTCTCTACATCGACTATGTCAAACAAGACAAGGTTATTTTGATATGTGGGAAGAAGGAGATGGCCCAATGCAAGATCCTCTTAATAGGATCATGGTCGAAAAGGGAAAAATTAATGTTACTCAAACAGAACAAGAAGGAACCACTTTTTTTAATGCTGAAGGAGAGAGGGTATTTCCCAATAAAAATGAATACTTTATGGGAGACCCAGAAATACCTAAAAAATCTAGAGGTCTAGGTGATACTATAGCTAAGTTCACTAAAGCTACAGGTTTAAAAAAGGCTACAAAAACAGTCTTTGGAGCATTTAATAAAGATTGTGGTTGTTCAGAAAGACAAGCCAAATTAAATAGAATGTTTCCTTATGAAAATGGCGAAGAGTCAAATAAGAAAACAAAAGGGTTTTTTGAGTAATGGTGTATAATAATATAGTAAATAAGCTCTAAGGAGATTTTGATATGGCATCTATAAGCTTTTTCGCCGGAAGCACCGCAATAAACAACCTCTCAGGCTCTGGCCTTGGGTTCTTTGGTGGATCTTTTGGCCAATCAGTACAATTAAATAGCTGGCAAGACACTACATTCATTACTGATGGTAATGGTACAAATAATGGCGGCGCTGGAAACAACGTCAAGTATTACACTGATACTAAAGGTTTTGCTGCTGGAGTCGTTCCGGCGACTGGACTACTTTATATTCCAAATGAAAAAGCTAGTCTCAATATACGTTTTAGCAATGATAGTGCTGTTAGAACGCAAAACGCTAAGCTGAGAGTTTTTGACAGAGTTAATAAAAATCACCCAGCTAGTGGTGTAACTACTAGAGTCGCAGAATTGCTACACACATCTTCATCTTATAGTATTGAAGGTTCTGGTGACTCAACATGGTGGGGAAGCGCGAGTCATACTGGCTCAGACGCACAAGGTACTTATAATGCCTCTACCAATCCTAGTGCTAGGCTTCCTGCGGGAACCAAGACTGTTGGTGGAAGTGGAATCTTCGTACCTCTTGCTAAATCTCCGGGGCCAAGCGGTCAGTATGCTGGCAATGGATCAGCCAATACGGGTCAATACTATCAGCACGACTGGTATGTAGCGATCACCGCATCTCCCGATAGCATCGGAAGCAAGACTCAGTACGGACTCTACGTTGAGCTAGAGTACCTATAAACTCGCCATCACGCTGCGCGTGGCAAGCCCCTGTCTGATCAACAGGGGCTTTTTTATTTGTTCCACAACAAAGCACAGCCACAGTAACAATCCCATTCCTTTGAGAAGTCATAGACGTTATGAGATTGACTAGAAACGATTTCTTCATAAACTCTCTTTGAGTCATGATGCTCTTCTTCAGTATCGTCTAAAAGAATATACTGGCTTCCATCTAATACATTACGAGATATTTCAAAGTCATTAATTACAGATTGTCTTTGATGGTCTCCGTCTAGAAAGCAAAAGTCGAAAAAGTTTGTAGGGTAATTTCGTATCGCTTCTTGTATTAGTTTAATGTTCTCTTTTACTGAGTCTATTTCATGTGTTAAAAGATGATCATCCACCCTATGAAATTCGTCTGAATTAGGTACATGAGGATGGACGATTATCTGTTTAACATTTTCTGATTTGATATTTACCAACTTAGTGATATCAACAGTTACTACAATACCTTCAGGTTCGTGTTCTTCAAAATATCTTTGAAATACAGCGGTAGACTGGCCGATATGCGTTCCTATCTCCAAGCAATACTTTGGTTTGACATGAAGGAGCGAAGCATAAAGAGCGTCTCTAAAATGCCTGCTGGGAACGCCTGCTGATGCAAACTGGTTGGGCTTATCTATCTTTATCATTCTTCTCTCTGCGTATCTGGATTCCACTTAACCCATCCGCCGTTAGGTAGCCATTTTCCTTCTTTATCCTTACGTTTGGGGAAGAGTCTTCCACCCTTCTTCATAACGCCGAAGGCCAATTTAGCTCCACAATCCATACATTTTAATTCATAGTATAGATTGTCATCTACATTCCTAACTTGGAATCTGATGTTTTCACTATCACATTTACCGCATTTGGTTTCTGCGAAAATCTCTTGAAAATTAGCTAGCCGTTGAAACAACTCAATTTGAGTATCTGCCTCAATCTCTACGCTAATCTTGCCACTCGTGTATGTTACTTTCATTATTGCCTCCAATTAATCTTATAGTTTCTAATGCTTTCTGGTATCTCTTCGCCGTTTTGATAATTGTTTAACACTTTAATCATTTTTTTGGCGTTGTCTTTAGTCACATTGCTTATGTCATTATATTTTCCATTACCCATATTAATGAAAGCCATAACATCAATGTCTAGTTGGTTACATTTTTGATCAACAAAAGCTATTTGTTGGCTGCTAATTCCAGCGTTTAATTGGTAGTCGCCAGATGTAGGAACTTGCTTTACGCTCTCTTGAACGATATTAACAATGTCCTTTTTAGCTAGCTCTTCAGCAGCAAGACATCGCAGCTTCAAAGCCTTTCTTAAAGCTCTACCTTCAGCCCTTGTGCTAGCAGTAGCGACAGGATGAGCGCAAAACAAATCATCAGTATTCCCATGCCACACATCTGCAACTTCTTTAAACACTCTCTGTTGACCACTATTCATCCAGTCAAAGACAACCTTAAATACTACAGTTGCTCTATCAGGAGCCATCCCGTCAGTTGCTGGAAATACCTGTTCTGGGCCAGATTCAATAATGTCACCAAGTAATAATTCAGCGACTCTTCTTAAGCCTGCACAGATAGGGTTGCCATCAATTAATTCATTAGTGTGAAAGTGAGCCATTACATACGGATTCCATTCATCACTAAACATTGAAGGTCGGCTCTCTTCGTTTGTTGAACCTACGACCTCCTTGATAACAGCTGCTTCTTCTTCAGTCGCATTTTCTTCAAAAATATCAAATTCATTTTCAACTTGCATCGTTACAAAATCCTCATCTTTGGACATAATAGCCTCCACTAATTCAACTAAATCTTTTTTCTTTGCTCCGTTAGGTACGGCGCAATTGTGTTCTTCCAAAATTTGCTTCAATTCTTTTATTGTTTTATTTGAATACATTAAGCTTCAATCTCTATTAATCGTTTTGATATAGGTGGGAATTTTTTATCAACTTTGACTAACTGTTCCACGATAGCCTCAAGAGTTTCTCTCATGTTCTTTTGGGAGAGGTTGCGAATAATGTTTTTCACACGCAAAACAGCAAAGCCTCTATTTATTAATAAACCAGCTTTCTGAGCATCTGACCTAATATGCCTTTGAAGACTCTCTTCTCCCCAAATAGGAAGAAAGTGAGCTGGGCCATCAATTTCGATGGCGATATTCATTGTTGGTAGAAACAGATCTACCTCTAATTTGTCATTAGCTATTAACCCACGTTTATGAAAGATAACTTCATAACCAAGTTTTGTCAACCCTTCGTAGATAAACTTTTCGATTTTTGAGCCTTCTTTTGATGCCTTTCTGACTGCTTCTGCCGCTAGCTTTCTTAAGTTTGCCTTTTCTTCTTCAGACATCTCAGCCCATTGCTTTTTAGAAAGCTCAGACCTTCGCTTCCTTTCTTCTTCTTCCATGCTGTCCCAGTAGCTTGCCATTCCATTGCTGATGGCTACTTTTTCAGCTTCGGTTCTTTTCTTTCCTCTAGTCGGATGTTCATGACGACCGCTTTCAATGGCTACTGTCTGTGCGGAACTTTTGTCTCGAAGAGGAACTCCCAGAGTATTCAAAGCTCTCCTAACCTTGTTTGGATAAGTTTTCAGCTCTTGAGCAATTTCGTATGTACTCTTTTTTTCGTTTACATATTGCTCAATAATATACTCTTTATATTTGTTGATAAATGCACTACTCATTTGTAATCCTCGCTAATTCTTCCATATTAAAATCTTCTACTACGTGTTTAACTTTTCTGTTGCAGTAGTTTTCTATGGCTGCTGCATGTTCTTTACTTCTGGCTATTAAGGTCGTTTCTGGGTCTGTATATGCTTGCACAATATATTCAAAGTCTTTACCATGCGGTCTAGTCCATTCTAAATCCCAAACATAAAAAAACTTTTTTTGTGGAGCAAAACACTTCCTCATTGATATTGAGGTAGAAACATTAGTAGCTATTAAAGAACCATTAAAGTTCCAAATTTCGTTTATAGACATTATTGAAAAGTTTGGATTCAAAACACTAGATGTTGAGTTTTCAAAAAAGACAACTATATCATCTGAGTTATTTTCCAAAAATTCGTTGGCGTTTTTTATAAGGTTAAAAGATAGCTGGCTATTGCTAGTATCGTCAACCATAAAACCAATCTTTTTATTTTTTTGCATCAGCTTTTTCTTTATTTACTACATACCAATCAACAGTCTTTTTTATTCCCTCTTCTACTGGAATAGGATTGATATCAATGATTTCTTTCATTCTTGATGTATCTAGAAGCTTTTTCATTTGTCCGTCTGGCTTTTCTGTATTCCAGAACACTTCGCCTTCATATTTGACAGAAGATCTAATATACTCAACAAGTTGTTTTATGCTGATATCTTTTCCTGTTCCAATATTTAAAGGCTTCGTATTGTCATCGTAAACTATTAATGCTTGTATGATTGCCTCTGCTGCATCATCGACATACATAAACTCTCTCATTGGAGCGCCCGTTCCCCAACACTCTACTGTGTCATCTTCTTCAATTACAGCTTCTGCAAACTTTCTTATCAAAGCTCCAACTACTTTTGTTCTCACTAAATTAAAAGTGTCATGTGGACCATATAGATTTGTTACACAAACAGTGACTGCATCTAATTCGTATTGATCATTATAAGCTTCTGCTGCTGTCTGTAAGGTTCTTTTTGCTATACCATGCGCTCTAATTGTTTTATTTGGTTGCCCATCCCAAAAGGTGTCTTCACTCAAGACTTCCATTCCTGTATCAGGATAAGCACAAGAGGTCATAATTGAAACAATCTTTTTTACGTTTAAATATTCACAGGCGTGATGTATATTAAGACCCATGACTGTATTTGAGTATAAAATGTCCGCTGGGTACATCCTATTAAACTCTATGCCTCCATTGTATCCAGCAGCGTGTATACAATAGTCTGGCTTAACAGCCGTCATAAAGAGTATGATTGCTTGCAAGTCATGCATGTTGACTTGGCTGTGTCTTAAGATTACTGGCTCTGCGCCTTTCTCTCTTAGCTTTTTGCAAATTGCAGTACCTAAAAATCCTTCGCCGCCAGTGACTAGAACTTTTTTGCCTTCTAAATCTATCATGCGTATTGATGCCTTATTTGTAAAATAGGAGCGACTTTAATGAGTTCTTGGATTCCTGTTTGCATGTCTACATCGCAAACAAATCCTTCGTTTTCTAATTTGTTATAGCTAACTTCATAATCTCTTTGGTCTGCATCAGTTCCAATTTCTTCATAATGAACAAAGCAACCAGTATGTTCTTTTACGTATTCTGCAAGCTCTCGTTTAGTCCAATTAAGGTGGTTAGCACCACAATTATAAACCTTGTGATTCCAATTCCCCATATTTTCTACACCCATAGTAAAAGCTTTTGCCATATCTCTGACATGAATAAAAGTTCTACGGAAGTCTGCTTGGAAAATAGTCAGTATATTATTTGTGGTAGCTTGATAAACAAAGTCGTTTACGAGCAAGTTCACCCGCATACATGGGCTAACACCAAACCCAGTTGCAAAGCGAAAAGATACGGTATTGTCTTGAGTGGCTACCATTTCTTCCGCGACTCTTTTATTAACTCCATACAAGGAAACAGCATTCAAAGGAGACTCTTCTGTACACAAGTCTTCTACTTTGCCATATACGCTTCCTGTAGAAGCATAAACAAAAGGCATCTTTGGATTATAAGACTCTCTTGCAAAAAGCATATTTCTAGTACCTTCTACGTTGACCGCCGTAGCCAGCGCAGGTTGGGATTTGCAAGCCGGAAAGCCAACAATAGCAGCAAGATGAATAATAGCGTCACATCCACGAACAGCCTCCTTCATTTGTTCTAATACGGTAACATCTCCATACTCGAATTCAAAATTTGGATTTGTTGCCAGTGGAATAATTGCGTCGCACTGTCCTTTGTGAAAATTGTCTATGCATTTGACTTGATAACCTTTATCTAAAAGATGCCTACAAAGAACATTCCCCACATAACCACCACCACCAGTGACAAGTATTTTAGTCATATTTTGACTCCATATGTATTATCTTGACCATCCTGCTATTATTATAACAAGAAAAAAAATAATGCTGTCTACAATTTTAATCTTTTTGTGACAGTCTGTTCGCATTCGCTGAATATACCCTTGTCGTGTATTATTTTGGGTATAACATAATAAGACTTGATTTTGTCGTGAAAAAACTTACTAAGCTGTGAGTCAATAGGATTTATCGCCTCTAATCTGGTTATTATATCCAGCATTTTTCTAGATAGTATTACACCGTGAAAGCCACCAATTCTATTTGCATTTCCTAAGCCAGATTCTTTGTTGTTGTTCCATCCATCTTCTATTTTTTGATTGAATTCATCGCCTTCGTTTCCTATCCACCATCCTAAATAAAGAACGTCGTAGACTAGATGTTCTAATTGGTCTTTTAGTGAATCCATTACTTCATCGTATCTATCTGTAAAATAGGCATCATCTTCTAAAAACAAAACATGCTCATCGTCTCCTTGCAAAGCTTTCTTTGCCATTTCTTTATGAGACTGAAAAGCGTTGTAGTGATTTGTCACCTTTCTTCTTACTTCTTCTGGAGTATCATTATCACTTCCACCATATCCCCAAAAACTCCTAGCGTAGTTTGATATCTCGCCATCAAACCTATCGTATTCATCAATACTTAGTATCTCACCTTCTCCAACAATAAAAGGATTGAACTTTATGCCTCTTGATTCGCATTGTTCTTCTAATTCTTTCCAGTGTTCTTTTCTTTTGTCTAAACAAAGACAGTAAGCATTTTTAATCATTAGATATTGCCTAGTATATATTCAGCTAAGGAGTTTGTAGAACCTTCTGTTTTTAACCATTCGTATAACTTGTTTCTCATGGTCTTCCATTCCTCAATATTAAATTCTTCCGATAAGCTTCCCGGAGATTCTTTAACAACAAACCCACAATGAGGAAGAGGTTTGTTTTTCCAAGTTTCACCTTTTTCTAAATTAGGAACGCCTCCATATTGATACTTTGCTTTACACAAACTGACTTTAGGCCATTTCCATAAAGTGTATTCTGGACAGTATTCTATATCAACAAAAAATGGAATAGATCCATTAGCTAATATTTCATAATGCCTCAAGGTATCCCATCCGCCCTTTTTTGAAGTATAAGAAAAGAAAGACTGTTGATACATGTCGTAATACGAATCTTCAGCATCGTATTTGTAAGTAGACATATAGCTTGGGTCAATTGATTGGTTTACTGGAATAAGAGGAGCAAAAGGCAAAGTCCTATTGTCGTCGTTCAGCTCACGTATTTTTTCTAACGGAAAAGCAAAAGATATTGGCTTAACTTTGTGTCTCAACAACGAATCTGCCATCTCTCTCTTATAGTATGTACATTTCTTAGCAATAGACTCGTTCACATATTCTCTGTCCCATCCATCGACTACAATGATCTGGTTTCTGCTGTACCCTTTATTAATAAAATGTGTGACAAAATTATCTAACATCGTATCTTGTTGGGTAAACGTGTGATGAATAGGAATCACCACAGCATCATAATTTTCGTCTTCTTGGTTGGGTTCTACTCTTGTGTATTCGTCTTCATCTAAAAGACCATACATAGTGAACCCTTTTCCCCATATTCTTTTGAACTCTTCGGGTCTTGATTCTTTTTCTTTTTTGTGATGCCACCACATTTTGTGGCTTGTATGCAAGTCTTTGCCTAAAGTTTTGACCAACCCATGAAATACCATGTCTGATTGGTAATCTGATACAGAGCTTGCGTCATGCATCTGTACTGGCATTAAAGGGCAGAAAAAAATTTTCATTCTTTTGAGTCTTCTACTGATTTTTTTATTGCTTGCTTGGATGTGTAGTCTGGAGACCAGCCTAAGCCTTTTAGCTTTTGGTTACTCGCTGATATTATTTTATTGTCGCCCTTCCAGTTAGCTCCATCTCCCAACCATTCTATTTCTTTATGAACATCTAAGCCGTCCATTACAGACTCTGCTACTTCTTGAATGTTTATAACATCATCCGGTACTACATTAAACTCTCCGCTGACTTTCTTTTTCAAGGCTAATAAAGATAAAGCTTTGACTAGATCATCAACATGCATATATGGTTTTGTAGAACCGGGAAAACTTCCTAAAGCTTCTAATGTGGGATTGTTTAGAATTTTCCTAATAAAATCATAAACAACTCCGTGGGTAAGACCACGCCCAACAGTAGCACACATACGAGCCGAAACACCATTTATTTGTTCCGTGCTGGTGTGATATTTTAATACTCCTTCGGAGGCTCGCTTAGTCATTCCATAAATCGAAGTTGGTTCTGTACGATCCGTTTCGACGTATGGTCTAACATCGTCTTCTTGGAACATCCAGTCGCCATAGACAATAACTGATGAGGCAAGAACCACTCTAGCGCCTTTCGGCGCCCATTCACAGATTTTCTGCGTGCTTAAGATATTGTCTTGAATAATATCGAATGGCTCAGTGCCGTCCATCTTTACCGTAGCTTTGCTCGCTAAGTGAAAGATGTATTCTGGCTCATGCGTTTTCATAATATAACGCAGGCAGTAGAATTCAGGATCATTATAATCAGATGAACCCAGATCGCATCTGTAATTCATGTCAAGGTAAGGAGATTTAAACTCTCTCCTGCTAACATTAACTATCTTTCCAAAAACAGAACTGTTCTCTTTCAATGTCTTTATTAGGTGTTGTCCTACAAAGCCATTACCTCCAGTAACTAGAGTTGCCATTACTCATCTCCAAAAAGCGCTGACTTAGCTTGTTCGCATTTTTCAGCTTCATTGCTCAATCCTAGTTCTAGCAGTATCGTTTTTACTCTTTCAAAGTATGTATGATTTTCTATGACACATTGATAACCAGACTGCATATAGGATAATCTTTCGTTCGGGTTATTAATATAATAGTCAATTAGTTGTTTGAATTCTTTTGGTGTTTTAGCAAAGACTATTTCATTGTTTGTAAATACTTCATTCGCCATTGATTCTACATAGTCCGATATACAAAACCCACCACTGGATAGTATTTTAAATGGACGCTCTATGATGTCATAACCAAAGTCTTGAGAGTGAGGCTCACTGACGTTCAGACAGACCTTAGCAGAAGCAAACAGCGATGGCATGTTGTCTGTAGCAATTATCCCATGACTTTGAGCTACAGGCCAATTAGAGCCAAATATCTTTATGTTGTAGTCACCAACAGGATGACATAAGCTGATGATGTATGGGTCAAGTCGCTCCGCTTTGTAAGGCCAGTAACCTCCGACAAATGCTATATCGCAATCCAACACGCTTAATCTTGGCTTTGGATGAAAGTCATACAGGTCTGCGGCATGTATTAGTGAAACAGGTTTAATACCTAACTCGTCTTGCCAACTATTATGCGTTACGTCGATCCAGCTTTGTGTATAGTGATTATGAACAAAGTCCGGCTTTCCGGTCTCTTTCTTTAATCGCTCAAGCAATTTTTTTTCTTTTTCTTGAGCAACAAGAATTGGATATTTATCAAGGTCGATATTGTCTTGAAATTCACCCCAATCAGATGCACGCATTGCAACCTTTAAGTGAGGTCTTTCTTTAATACATTTTACTAAGCCTTCGGTGACATTATATGTTTGTCCCATGAAGACATCAGGCTCAAATTCATCAAACGCATCAAAAACACTCTTTGTGTTTATATCCCACAAAGAAACTTGATGCCCCATTGAGGATAATACTTTTCCCCATGCTTGTCTTATATAATAATGAGCATGAGGTCCGTCACTACTTATTAGAATCTTCATATTCTTCTGCCGCTTCTTGAGCTTCTTCTAAGGTATAAAATGGTCCAAGCTTGACTTTGATTTTATTTTCTACGTATTTCCAAGCGTACCATTTGTAATTGTTTTTAACCCAACCCCAATAATTTCCCATTATAAGTCCTTTAGCGAATCTATTTCTTTTATTAACATGCCCTTGGGTTCTTTTGCTTTTATTTGATGTCCATTATTAATCATAATATTGAGTAACTCAAATAAGTAAAGTTTGTTTTTTCTTTTATCTGAACATAACTTTTTGATAGCAAAGAACTCCTTGCCTTCTAGATATGCTATCTGAGACCATTTTTTTGATAACCCATAAGCAAAAGCTGTGACATGGTCATCAACAACTGTGACTCCTATTTCTTCGTCTTTGAATCTGGACTTTGAATCTACAATTATGCAGGAGCCGTCTGAAGTTATGTGACGTATTGAGTAAACATTAAAAATCAAATCTCCATATATAACCAGAATATTTTCATATGACGATGCATTAATACCAAGCCTTATGCTTTCTACTATGTTGCTATCCTGATAATTATAATTTTCTACAACCCTTATGTCGTGCGGCAAAGTTTTTACTATTTTTTCAGACTCAAAACCTGCTACAACTATTATGTCTGAAAAAGGATACTCTTTTTTTATATTCTTTATCGTCTTTTCTAGTATTGTTTCTTGTTGGTTAGCTTGCAGCAGGCACTTCGGACCATAAGATTTCATCCTATGACCCATACCTGCTACGGGAATGACTACCGATAGAGGATGTTCTGGCTTTAAGCCCGATCCACCCTTCTTGATTTTTGTGGTGAATCTATTGCCCATTTATTCTTGCTTGCATTTTTTCCATTACTCTGGCCCAGTTTTTTTGCCAGACTTCTTGGTTCACAATAAAAGAAGAGTTATCGCCAGTTACTCTTACCTTAGTCAATGACTTAGGGACATGGGCTATGATGTATTTTTCACTAATTCTCATCCACAAATCGTAATCTTCACAAGTACGCATTTCTTCATCATAAAAACCTGTATCTTCTTCAACAGAGACTAGTGCATCTTTCAATATAAGAGAACCACTATGGACTATGCATTCTCTTACTAATCTTCTTCTGTTATAAGGTTCTTTGTACTCTCTTATGATTTTTCCAGTGGATGTGTGAACTACATCATAGTCTCCGTACACAACCCCAATAGATCCATCTCCCTTTTCAAATACTGAAACACAACTGCTTATCTTATCCTCGTACATTTCATCATCCGAGTCTAATATTGCATATATGTCTGTATTATCTAACGTATGATTTATTCCTATATTTCTTGCAGGACTAGGACCTCCATTTTTACTTTTTATGGCAATCAGATCTGTATACCCGAATCTTCCAGTTCGCTTTTTCTTTAATAAATCTCCGTCTTTGTCATCAAAGTATGATTGAATTATTTCCCAAGAACCGTCAGTAGATCCATCATCTACAATACAAATATTCAAATATCCGGGATAGTCTTGATTTACAGCACTCTCGATGCATCTATCTAGATAATCTTCGTCGTTATAATTTGCAATTAATATTGTTACTTTAGGTAGGTTCATTTTCTTAGTTTATCCCAAGTTGTTACCATTGAATCTTTTCTTACTGATCTCAGCTCTGTTCTAGCTTGCTGCTTGTCGTATTCTTCCCCTTCTAATATCTTTGTTTTTATTGTCGCTCCTTTGTTTCCAATAAGAAACTTATGGATTGCGCATTGTACTGTTCTTCCGTTTATCCCTTCATAACCCTCTACATAAGCTACGCTATAAAGATCAAACACCAAAGCTTTGTGTAGTATTTTTATTAAATCAGTTGGTATTTCATGGCCGCATTCTAGTACGCAATAGTAGCCATTTTTTGCGTTAGAAAATGACAAGTCTATAAATTGATCGTCTGTCACTTCCTCTTCAAGAATTCGTTGAACCTTGTATGGTATTTCCGTTCCTTCGAGAATCGACTGTGTTTTTTGTATTATTTCTATTTGATCAGTTTCATAGGTAGAACTTATCAAAATATACTTTGCTGAAAATATCTCTTGGTTGAGAATTGATTTTATACTTCTTTCTAGTCCTTCGTGATCATTTTTTACTAGGATGAAGAATCCAACTTTTGGATCGGTTTCCAATTCTAAAACATCGAGTATATCCTCTGCGTCATCGTTGGCTAATTCCCATAAGTCTGTTCTGTATGTATGACATATAGTTCCAACAGTTAGCGTTGGTTCACCTTCCTTGTTTTCTGATTGTAATACTTTTACTCCTCTTTGTCGGTATTTCGATATATTACCAAGCTTACAATCAAGGTCTTCTAGGAAAATACAATCCTCACAGGAAGTCGCTAAATCGGATAATTCTTTTTTAGTTCCCGAATTTTTCATTTCGGAAAATATATCTGACAATTCGTCTGTCATGGTCTTTCTGCCTCTATTATCATATTTGGGCCATTTTGCCTCTTTTTATTAATCACTAATCCTTGAGAAATAAGAAAGCTAGACATCTCTTCTATTGTAGTGTGACTAAGTTTAACATCCCAAGGAGCAGTAAAATCTCCATGTATAAGCTTATTGAATGTGCTTAACTCTATCTTTCCTTTATATAGTAGTCCGCTAGTCACATGGGCGTCTACTGAAGTGATTATTATTTTACCGCCATGTCTTAATTTACTGATCCAATTTGATATTACTGTAAACGATTCCTTCTTTTCAAGAAAATCAATAACATCTTCAGCTAAGATCTCTCTACACTCAGAGTTTTCTACAACTTCACTCAAATCTCTTATGTCTATTGCTAAGCCATTGAACTTGCTAATCGGGTCTATGTTTACATACCCACTTAGTTGCTCATTAGCGCCTACGGTTATTCTAATTTTCATACTAGCCTCTATAAACTTTTCTAGACGCAATGTCTAAAAACTTATTCCATTTAGTAACAAATTTGTCAGCAGAATACCTAGAAACAATGCTTTCTCTAGCCTTTTCGCCCATTTCTTTTGATAAGTCTTCATCATTCAAAAGCTGGACTAAGTATTCTTTCATTTCTCTAGGATCGTTTGTTATGAATCCATTCTCTCCGTGTTTTATAACTTCTGGAATCATGCAAGTTGCAGTAGAAACTACAGCACATCCACAAGACATTGCCTCCATTAGAGCTGTTGGAACTGGAGATATTGTTGAAGTGTTTAAAAATATCCTACTAGTTTGATAGTCTGAGACAAGTTCTTCAGTAGAAGATGCTGGCTTAGATAAACCGGGCGTATCGCCAACAACTTTATAAGGCAGTCCATCTATTGTCTCTCTCCAGATATTGAACCCGCAACACCAATCTCTGTTTATCCAATCATTCACAACTGATAGGATTTCGTCGCTTCTTTCAACATCCGCTGGACAGAACAAATCTGTATCTATGCCATGAGTTATAACACTTGTGTCATTCTTATCTTCCCATCCCCAAGCATTGATGCTGTATTTTGATATAAAAAGATTCAAATCACCTCTCATATTCCTAACTTGCGTCATAACATTACTATCCCATTGAGGCATAGGGAGTGTATGCTCTAAGCTAATTAGGGGTAGATGTAGAGTCTTTGATAACTGTATTGCTTTTTGAAATTGACCAAACTTGTTCTGCGAAAGAACTAAATCAAAATCAACATACTGAGGAACTTGAGCGTCTCCAAGAGCAGGATCTAGAAGAATATAATTGTCTGGAATTTTAGCATAGGTCTCGTTCCAGTCTTTTATTCCTTCTGCTCGATATGCGTAAAAGTTATGACCAGTTTTAGCCAACATGCTTTCATAACGCTCATGCGTTGGGAAAGTGAGAATATTGAGCTTGTCTTCTTTCTTTCTGGTGGCTGCTCTAATTATCGAAGTAATTGGACTAAGCATCTAACAACCCCTTCATTAAATCGCCAATATTCTTATGACAATACTTCTGTGCCTGCTCTAAACCTTCTTGACGCATCCTTGATAGCTCATCCTTGTTTTCGTAAACGTGTCTCATCACTTTCATAAGCTCTAGCTCATCAATAGATAACCAATTTTCATTTCCAGTAAACAAGTCTGCAAAAGTCTCCGTCATGCCTCTGACAGGCTCTAGTCTTCCCTCAATCAAGAATCCAGCGTTTCCAACGAAGTCAGCCATTCCACCAACATTCGTACAGATAGGAGTGTTGCCAAACCCCATAGCGTCAAAAGCAGGAATACACCAAGCTTCTCCATAGCTAGGCATCACAAAACAATCACAGCTTTCATGTATTCCACAAATTGCTTCATCATTAATAAAATCCGCGATTATTAAATCTTCTTTATAAGCATCAAGACTGATGAACTTTTTAATACCAGACTTCACCTTGGTGCATATATCTTTTATGTTTTTTGCCGTATCTTCTGTAGCCATTCCGTACTTTGATGATTTAATTAATATTGAGACCGGCTCTGAAGGCTCAAATTCAGTATGAAAAGCTCTTATAAAAGATTCAAGATTTTTTCTTCTATTTAAATCCGCAATCGTATAGAAAACAAAGTTTCCTTCCGCTTGTGGTAGTGTAAGCTTGTCATACTTTTTGTAAAACTTTTTTACATCACTGGCGTGAGGAACAACCTTTATTGGTATATTGACTCCGCTTTCTTTGGAAGATTTAACCATTTGGTTATTTATCACCCATGCTTCGTCCATCATATTGATTTTTCTAGACCAACCAGAATCAATAAAGCTGTCTGTTTCTGTGGCGTAAAGGGCAATATTCTTTTTAAATTTATTGCTGTAGTCCATTAAGTGCGGTAATGTATGTTGAATACATATGTCCGCACCGCTTGAACTCTTGGCCTCTAACTCCAAGATTCTTTTTGGTGGCTGGTGATTTCTAGAGTTGAGTTTGATTGGTCTAGGAACTACATCAATTCCAGCAAGATCCATAGCAAGTATGTAATCTATAGCTGCTTGTCCCCAGCCAGTACCATCTCTATAGCAACCTATGTAAAGGACTTTCATGATAAAAGGTCTTTCCTTTTTTGTTCCCATTGGTTCCTTCTATTACAAAGGCCAACCATCATTTCGTAGGCTTCTTCTTGGCCAAACTCTTCATAATTTGGTTTGACAAATTTATAGGAGTCTTCGTTAAGATACATTTCTCCAGCACCATTAATATACATTCCGTAGTTCAGGTCTCGTATTAATCTAGATTCAAAGTATGTTCCTAACTTTTCTTGGTCTCCTAGCACATCTGTTATTAACCATCTAGCATATTGAGAAGGAGGTAGATCAACATTTAGTTGGGCTGCTGGTTGATGTATTCTAGCAGGAGCGCCCCAACTTTGATTTGATGGCCTAATATCTACGCTATCAAAGTATTCTTCCCACTTTTTAGCTGTCTTATCCCATTGATAGTATTTTTCAAAATTCAATCTTGTTGTATTAGATAAAGACTTTCTTTCGACTTCGCTAAGATCAAAGAACTTTTTAATCTCTCTTGCCGTGTTCTCATTATCTGGGACTGCTCTATTGCAGGCTGTTTCTACTTCGTTATATAGGGCTTTTGTTTTTAGTGGAACTCCGCCTAATTTTCTTACTACACTACTCATTGCTGAGTAATCAACACTCATGACTGGAACACCACAAGCCGCTGCTTCTACTTGAGGTAGGCCAAAACCCTCGCTATTTGCATATTGAATATATAAATCAAATAGATTCATAGTGCTTGCTAGGTACTCATAAGATACACCTTTTTGCACGTTTGATAATCCGGCAGTAAACTTTCCACAAGATCCGCATTTTCTTCTAGCATCAGAGAAGAACGAAGGAAAAGTGTGTCCGCAACTATTGCAGACATAGGTGAATAATACTTTGCTAGACAAAGAGTATTGATTCAAAAGTTTTGGTATATCCCAACCGAGATCAGGATAGCTAGTATGGCAATACAAGTATGTGTCGTTGTCTCCAGACATATCGAGGAACAATCTAAATGCCTCAAACAAGTCAGGAAACAACTTCCTTCTTTGGTTTCTCATCACTGTGCCAACAAACTTTGCTTTGGGATCAAAACCAAAACTAATTTTATGTTCTTGTTTGTCTTCTACAGGCACATAAGCAGCGTCAGCAGAAGGAGGAGCGCTACCTAAGCATTTAACTTTACCGTTTGATTCTTTCTTTAGTATGTCATGTCCCCAATCGGAATAATTGAAGACACCGTCTGCATTAGCAAAAGTCGCTAACCATTGTTCGTTTTGAGGAAAAGCATCGACAGTAGGCATTATCACCCAATGATAATAAGGTCTGAACGGAGACCTTTCTTGAAATTCAAGCATCCAAAAGTCTCGAATGTCGCAAACAATATCAGGAAGAAAATCCAAAAGCACAGCCTCAAATTTCCATTCACCAAATTGGTTTGTGGGAACTGAGTCGTATACTTCTTTTTGTTCATCATTTACTGGAAGATTTCCGTAAAAATGCCAAGGAATAGATGATGCGTTTGGACTGCCTTGTTCTCCATAACTAGCGAACTCTGCTAACTCATACTTTCCAGTGGCGTGCAGCCTTTTCATAATTTCACGAAGATAAGTAGCATATCCAGTATTAAGATATGTAGCTTCACCGCAAAATAGTATTCTTTTTTTTCTCATTTGTTGTGATCTTGCAAAGTTTTTATTATGACTTCTATCCTGCTCTTGATGTCATTCTTGCTAGACATCATAAAGCTAGCTATCTCTGAGTTGGTATAACCTTCTATTCTACAATTGAGTATGAATTTATCATCTTCAGATATAGACTCTGGTAATAAATTTTTTATTTTTTCTTTTGTTGAATACTGTCTATCTTGTTCTATTACAACGCGTACTTTTTTTGATCCATGATTCTCTATTTTTTTCTGCAATCTGGATATGGAGTTTTTTATGCAAACAGAAGCGTATTTTACAAATTGAGATTTACTGTTATCATACTTCCTAATTGCTTTTAGCAAACCTATTAAACCGGCTTGAACATAGTCATCAAAGTTAGGGTCTTCAAAAAAACGAAGAGCCTGCGAAATAACTAACCCATAATTGTCTTGGATAAGTCTTTCCTCAAGCTCTTTGGCGTCTATCGCTTTTTTATTGTTCGACACCTGAAGGTTCTTTATTCCTAGTTGTGTTGAATAACTTAAATTCTTTTACCCTAAACTTTGTTGCGTATCTTTTTTCTCCGTTTTTGTCAGTCCAAGAATTATTCCTTGCTGAGGCGACTAGGTCTATTATATCACCTTTTTCGCAATGCTTATTGATAGCAAGTCCACCGCTATCCCAAGCCTCGAAGTCAAAATAATTAACAGTTTTTTTCTTTTCTCCATTCTTTTCTCTGCGATATTCATTTATCGCTAGAGTGAATGTGCATAAACTAGTGGCATCAAACTCAACTAGTTTCGGATCATTGACCATTTTCCCGATAAAGCGACAGTAATTAGAAATGGTATTCATCTATTCCTCGTATATTTTAATGTTTATATAAATGTTATATGTCAGAGTGTTTCTTGTCAATTAAGCTCTATAATGTCTTGGACAACGAGTCCGTCATCTATCTGCCTTCTGGTTGTCTTGCTACTTTGACCAGAAATGATGACATTATTTCCGGGATAGAGTACGTTCTTGTATTCCTTCCACTTTTCAGAAAAGACAGTGACCGTATCAAGAGTCCCAGTCATATCTTCAACACAAAGGAAAGCCATCTCAGACCCTTGCATTTTTCCTTTCTTAGTGACCCACTTTTTGACTTCGGATATCGTTACCGCTATTTTAACATCTCCACGCTTTCCATCAACAAACTCTTTTATCGTTGTGTTGGCGAGCCTAGTATCATAAGCTTCAACTCTGGAGTAAGTAAGAGCGACTCCTAAATAATGCTCTTCTGTTCTAATCACCCATTCTGGGTCATCGTTTAAAGAATAAGAAGGAGTTTTGCATTGAATAACCAAGTCTTTTATTTTGATTGATCTTTTTGAATTGAAGGTTCCGCCGCCCTCTTTTTTGGTTGGAGCTAATGCTACCAGCAGGTCTATTATATTGTCGAATCTATGGAAATTATCAATCGCCCATTCTTTTTCTTTCTTAGTAAGCTCATTCCAAGTATCTAGCTCGTCAATCATCCTAGACCTAGATTCTGGTAGATGACTAAAAAAGCCAACAGATATAACCGCAACAAGCATCCTAGAACTAAGACTAGGTGAAGCAAGAATTAGAAATTCATACCAAGACCAATCTTTGAGGTCTTTATTAATACGGATTTCATTGTCTTCAATAACTTCTTTGAATTTGTCTACCTGTCGCTCACCAACAGTTTTTACATCTAATAAACCGAAATAAATTTCTTTGTCGATTATATCCGTCTTCGCATTTATTGCTTTTATAGATGGAGGGTTGATGTATATCTCATTATTCTTTGCGTCATTTACTAACTGCTTTACTTCAAGCTGAGGGTCTATCTTACTCGACGAATGCACAAGATAGTTGCAGTAAAACTCAAGTGGATAATGTGCTTTAGCGTAAGCACTCCAATAAGCGCAAATTGCATAAGAGACTGCATGAGACTTGTTAAAAGCATAACGGCTGGACTTTTCGATCCAACTAAATATTTCTTCCGCTGTCGTCGCATCTACTATGCCTTTTCTTTTTGTGCCTGCTAAGAATTGCTTTTTGATTTTAGCCATTAGATCGGCTTTTTTCTTACCAATCGCTTTTCTTAGATTGTCGGCTTCTTGAAGGTTAAATCCAGCTAGCTGCTGCGCTATCTGCATAGACTGTTCTTGATACACGAGAACCCCTTGAGTGTTCTTGAGGATCGGCTCAAGGGAGTCATGAATGTAAATTATTTCTTCGGTCAGATTTTTTCTGTCAACAAACCTTTGAGTCATTGACTTGCCATCTTGAATGGCTTTTAATGTACCCGGCCTGATGATAGAAATTAATGCAGCAAGTTCTTCAACATTTCTAGGCTTAACTCGCTTAGCCCAAGACTTACCGAGATTACTTTCAAGCTGAAAGACTCCCTTAGTATGTCCAGAACAAATTAAGTCCCAAGTCGCTTCATCATTAAAGCTAACTTTAAGTGGATCAAAAGTATTCATAAGACAATTACCTTACCAAATATAACCTATGTACATGAGGATAAGAAGCTCCTACCTGAACTACGAAATCCGCTTCAACTCCATGTTTTTTTAGAGAGTCTACGAAAGATTTGGAAACACCATCTCCAAAAGTTTTCCAGTTAACAGTTCCACCCCAATCGTCAAATCCAATGACTGTTCCAGAAACAGCAATTTGATTAGCGAAAACAAAATCTAATACTTCGCAACAAGAAGAATAAGTATCAACATCAATGTCAATATAAGACGCTGGCTTCAAGTCATATTTTCTTATAACTTCTTTGTTGAGGGTTTCGCTAAACCAACCCTTTATCAAATGTACTGGCGTATTTAGATTTTCTACAAAAATTTCACTTAAGAAAGATTTAACATCTTTGGTTTTATAAAGACTGGAAGCATCAAAATCTCCAGATTTCCATTGGTAAAAATCTGATTTTGCTATGGAGTCTTTTCTTTCTTTGTCAGTGTTGTCTGGCAGACCTTCAAAAGAGTCAAAGCCATAAATAACTTCAATATCTACTATATTGTTCGCAATTTCTACTATGCTTTTTCCAGAGTAAACACCAAACTCGTAAGCTGCTGTTAGATTATTTTCTTTCCTCAAGGCGTCAACTTGAGACCTGTTTATTGGGTCTGAAAATAACTGCTTTAAAGCTATTCTCCAAGACTTTTTTGAAATAGCATTTAATTGCTTCCAAACTTCTTCTTTATATATGGATGTTTCCATCTGCAAACGCCTTCTCAAATTTAACTTTAGGTGCAACACGGCGATGTAGTTTCATAAAGCCAATCATAAGATTAGCGGTGTCTTTAACGTCTTGTAACGCATCGTGAGCGTTTTCTTTACTCATGCCAAATAAGTCCCTCATAGAGTCCATGCTCAGGGATTTTACATCAGCATTGTTTTCCATCCACATCCAAACATTGTCCATTACATCAATTCTGTGGATTTTATTAAACAGAGTTTGTTTTCCTGTTTTCTTGTCTATTGGCCCGTACATGTCGCATAATCTCTGGACTATGGGCATGTCAAAGCCGACAATGTTATATCCGGCAGCTATTGGGGCGTAATAAGGTGTTTTTTTGAAGTTGTATTTGTTTACAAAATTAGTGAACTTCTTCCACACCGTTTTAGCGGATGGAGCCTTTGCTAGCTCTTCTCTTGTTTTACCGTTTACGGCAAGAGCTTCGTCTTCTATTGGGTCTAACCCAAGCTCTAAAGCTTCTTCATCGTCAAATATTGGACGCATCAAGCTATTAAAATAACCATCAGGCTGAATCGTTAGTTTACGCCCATGTATAGCAACTGCGGCAATTTGTACTGGTTGAGTTCTATCTGGATTCCTCGACCCAGTTTCAAAGTCAAAGACAATAATGTCTCTATAATTCATCTAATTTTCCTTCTTATCTCAAAAAATCTATCTAGCGCTTCGTCAATATTTTCATACAGCTCACTAAAGTAATATGAGTGAACTTGGTATTTTGTTTTCCCGTTAGCAAGAGGGTAAAAATCATTTATCTTACAAATAGATAAACCTCTATACTCAACGTATCTTCCGTTCGTTATCTTTTCTTTTATGGATTCTCTGTGGCTTTTTTTATGCATCTGCTTTCTCTAGTTGGTTTCTCACACCCATAATTTTATCCATCAATGAGATTCCCAATATATCGAATTTTACATGACCCATAGCTTCTAAATCATTCATTTCAAGACCAGCAATTTTTTCTGATCCTTTTTTGTCTCTGACCATAGGGCATACTTGATCTAAGTTGTGTGAAGATATGACTACGCCAGCAGCATGTTTTCCTTGAGATTTGAAAGTTCCCTCAATTCTCATGGCTTGTTGAAATACTTTTGCGTAGTCTCCTTCAAGTTCACCATCGTCATTTAGTCGGCAATAACCGCGCAAAGATTCAGGTTGATTCATTAAAGTCCATTTTATAACAGAAGACTCCTCCATTTCAGCTAATTGATCGGACACTTCATGCTCATGAGGTAGGCTCTTGGTTATATTATTCATTTCTTCAAAACCGCAAGCTTCATTCATACGCAGGACTTCTTTTAATGCGCTTCGTCCTTGCAGCCTACCAAAAGTTACCATCTGACCAACTCTTTCGTTTCCATATTTTTGTCGGATGTAGTCGATGGTTTCATCCCGTTTAGTAGCTGGTACATCAATATCAATATCAGGCAAGGAGACTCTATCAGCAGTATTTCTTCCAGCATTGTAAAATCTTTCAAAAATTAAACCATATTCAATTGGATCTACTTGAGTTATACCAACTAAATATGACACTAAACACCCAGCAGCAGAACCTCTTCCGGGACCCGGAATATGATTTCTTTGATGGACACTATTAACAATATCTCTAACAATCAGAAAATAACCAGAAAGATTGGCATCACTAATAACATCAAGCTCTGCCTTAATTCTTTCTGTGTATAAATCTTTTGCAGATTGGGTATTAACTTTGCCTGTTGGCATTAATACATTTTTCCACCCATCACGACATAGGTCTCTGAGATACTGCTCTTCTGTTTGTTCTTTGGGGCATTTGAATTTAGGAAGCATTGGCTTGCCTAAAATATCATACTCCTCACACATATCAGCAATCTCCATTGCTGTTGCGATTTCTTGAGGGGTATTAACAGCCTGCATTTCTTCCAGTGAGGGTATATGAAAATTGTTTGATCTCATGAACCCAGTAAAGGCGGCATCCCCAGTTTCTTTCAGCTTCTTCCTTATCTTTGGAAGTGTCGTTTTCAAAGAAGAACACAACAATAGAAGTTGATCATTAGCATCTTGCTTTTCTGGGTAATGAGAGTCAGCAGTAGCGACTGTCCTGAATCCATACTTCTTAGCAATGTATCTCAAACCTTGAGCTACTAAATTTGAAGCAGGAGAATTTTCTTGGTCAATAGTTTGGATTTCTATGAAGAAGTTATCTTTGCCAAATATGTCTCTGTATTTGTTTGCTACTTCAAGAACCTGTTTATCCCATTCAGGATGCGTGTATCTTTTGACTTCGTCAATTGTTACAGCATTGTATGCAGATTTGATATCAACAAATATCGCATTAGCTAAATCACTACCCAGATGACCAGAGAAAGCGATCAAGTTATCAGAAAACTGACCTAGAGTAGAGAGGTCTAATCTAGGCTTGTAGTAGTAATTTTCTTCATTATTACTTTTTGATACTGCTTGGATTAGATTGTCCCAACCCTGCTTGTTTTTAGCCAACACGCAAAGATGACTAAGCTTCCTATTTTCCTCGTTTTTAATTGTGCAATCTTGCTGGCTTAGGTAGAACTCGCACCCAAGTATTGGCTTGATGTTCTCTTTCTTCATTGCCTGTGTGAAGGCCACAGCTCCAGATATAGTGCCGTGATCTGTTATGGCGCAGGAGGTATAGCCAAGCTTTGAACAGCGTGAGGCGACCTGTGAGGGCTTAGAGAGACCGTCTAGTAAACTGTAGTGGGTGTGTAGGTGTAATGGAGTCCAACTCATTTTTTGTTATCTTCTGCTAATCTTCCGCCGCCATCTCCGTAAGTGGCGATCTTATCAATTTTTCCAAACTTTTCAACAACTTCGACAATACCTCGACCCTTTATCTGGTCTCTGATGTATTGGCAAACACTTTTTTCAGCACCTTCTTTATAGGGCTGACTGAACTTGCATAACTTCTGGCATTTCCAATGTTTATTTTCATTAGATAGAAGTTTTGGCTGTTCTATGTCTCTTATTTGTTCAAACTTCTTTCTGAGTATTTGTTCTGCTTTTTCATAATCATCTTCATCAAATACCATTGAGAATAATCCACCATCATTAATGTAGTAGATGCTGACTGAAAACTCTTTGTCTGGATACATGTTCTTCAAAGCATAATAATACAGAAGCAACTGCGTGTCTTTCTGTAATTTTTCGTGGGTCTTCTCTTCTCCTGTCGCCCAGTTTATTCTTTTTCCGGTTTTGTAATCTAATATTTCGTAGTAACCATCGCCGTGTTCTAGAATAAGGTCAACAGTCCCTTTGATTGATAAGTATCCTTCTATTGTTTGTCCTTCAAATTCATATTTGTATTTAGCCCATGGCTGTTTAATTTCAATATCAAAAAATAGTTCAGTAGCAAATACGTTTTGATTTCTTGGATCTAACATCCCGTCTCTGTAGGCTACTGCTTTTTCTGCCCATCTAAGACACGTTCTTCTATCTGCTTCTGTGATATTGACTTCTGGAAAAGCGCTAGTGTAATAATCAAAAGCAATATCGTTTAAGAGCTTTAGGTCATCACATTCTTTTAGAGTTAAGTCTTTTCCTGTTTCTTCATCCTCTACAATGTCTAAACCTTTGTTCATAGCAACCTTCTTGTCTCCAAGAGTTTGCATGACCTTATGGGTAATAGTACCCATTAAGGCTTTTTTATTGGTCTTGTCTTTAAAGGATAGGTTGTACTGCAAAAAATATTTTTGCTGGCAAAACTCTAGCGTTCCAAGACTACTGCTCCTGTGGTAGCAAACTATCATCTAACTCATCTATTTCCGATATGGGCAGGTTGTACATATCTACATGTGTTTTGAAACCGTTTCGTTTATCAATGTCTCCAGCCCTCCAAATTTTGGCTCTAGAAAAATAATCTTCAGGCTCTGCCTGCCCTACTATCCAAATGTTTTTGATGCCATAGTAAGCACGCTTACCTTTGACCATCTTCATATCTTCAAATTGTATACTTACAAAAATGTAGAGATCAGGTCTTTGATGCGCACTTGTTTTAGCAACTGACACATCATAGTAGTCTCTTGGTTCAACTGTCCTTCTTTTAGTTTTTATTTCTATTCTGCGTTCATCATTAGACCATATGTCATAATCATATTTATCATTTCCATCATTGCAGCTAATTATTTCAGCTTTTATATAAGCAGCTACAGCTTCCTCTCCTAGATAACCAGCGGCATTGCCGCCACCCTTTAGAATAGAATTGTTTATCTTTCCAAGTTGATTAGCCTTTTTTCTTGCACGGGTGACCATTCTGTCATCCCATGGAATACTTATAAACTTTTTGTTTGTAGCCATCCCCACTCCTTTAGGACATCTAGCAGTTTCATGTTGGTTTCGTCGATTGTCATGTCGTGGTTCTTGATGTAGTAATCAAAACCCTTGTAGGTATCCAAAGCGATTTCGCTAGGATGTTCATCTTCGTGAGGTTTTCTATCAAGTCTTATTACTTTACCTCCAGCTTTTTGTATTGCTTTCACTTCATTAGGAAACCTAACATCTGGAACAATAGCCAGTTCTGTTCCGCTTTGTAGTATTCTCTTTATGCAGCTATCAACCCAAATGCTATCTTTGATTCTTCTACAGACATCTGTTCCAAAATATTGTAAAAATTCTCTTGCCGACATGAATCCAGATCTGTCTCCATGAAGCGGCATGTTTTCCCACTTAATATTAATGGGTGTGTTCTTTTGTTCGTCACTTCCAAAACATTGTTCTTCAGTTAGACCAAACAACTGCATTGAGATAGCCTTCAATGGGTCTGCGAAACTAAAAGACTGCACAAAAGGCCATATTTTAGTCGATGCATATTCAATAAACTCATCATCCCTGCGTTCAATATCTAAGATGCCTAGTCCTTCAGTTTCTTCTCCTTTGTCATTCATATAGATAGCATTGATAATAAGACATCCATCCGTGTCCATCAAAAACTTTTCTATTGAATCAAACAGTCTCATTTGATAGCCGTGAAGAAATTTGCAGCAAGTAGTCTTGCCGCTTTGCTTGGCTCCAGAAAATCCAATTATTCTAGTCATTGTATAGACCCTCAATTTGTGGTTTTATGATTTGATTTATTTCAGATACAGAAAGCTCGCCAACATCTTTGGCTGGTAGGTCAACTTCCACTATATTAAACATCCTACCACACTTCTTCTTGATTGACTCTTTTGCTTTGATCCCAGCTTCATCATTGTCTGTTAGGGGGATAATAGTAAGAGCAGCAGATGTTTCTAATATTCTCATCTGAGCATCAGACAAGCTCGCACCAAAAATGCCAACCACATTCTTTATCCCAGCTTCCCACAACCTCCAGACATCGCCTTGTCCTTCAACCAATATAACTGATTTGGCTTTGTTTATGAATGGCTTTGATAACCAATAGCCATAGAGCCAAACTCCAGTATAAAAACCCTCTGAGTTAACCCACTTCCTACCATGATAATTTTCGTGCTGCGCCCTACCAAGATGGCCGACCATGCAATCAAAATCATCATCATAAACAGGAACAATGACTCTGTCTCTCATGGAAGGATTCTTAGCTCTTGGGCAAGTACCTACATCGAATTGATCTAATACCTCAGCTGTATATCCTCTTTTAATATAATACTCTGGCGGTATAACCAATGAAGACCTAACTTTTTCTCTTGCAACACCACCATCTATATTTCTTTGTCTTTTTTGGTGTTCTCTTTCTGTTTTTGAGTCACATGTATCAAACTCAAAATCTTCTGATTCTTTTGCTAAAGTTTCTAGGTCTGTTTCAGTCAGCTTTATTGTGTATTCAATGGCTTCTTGAAAGCTTACCTCTCGGTCTTCTTTTATTGACATCAATGCTCTAATAAGACCTATCGGCGTGTTTATATGTTCTTCGTGACAATGATTAGTCCAACATGCCCAATTTCCAAAGTATGTACTAGATTCATCAGTGTTCATAGAGAAACCAGTTGGATTGTCTCCGCCATGTATTGGACAGGGACAGAACACATTATCGCCGCAATCATTTGACCTGTAGCCAAAATGAAAAAGTATAAAACAAATTCTTTTTGCGGCTTTGTCTGAAAGCTTCTTTAGTTCTTTCGCTGAAAGCTTTGTCTTAGAAAGGCTTGTCTTCATCAATTTCCTCCTCAACTACAAAGCCTTCCTCTCTATCGCTAACTTCGTTCTCGAATCCTTCTTTTTGTTTTTTATTAGCTAGAATGTACTCTGACTTTGTGAACCCTTCGTCTATTCTTCCAAAAGCACCATTGAGGCTCATGTTAATATAATCAAAGTCGTCTGCTAGACCTCCTCCATGACGAGCTATTAGTGGAACCAATTTTCTATTTCCGCTTTCTCCAGCGTCTTCCGCTAGCTCTTCTTCTGACTTCTTTTTGAAGATAGTTAGACTGCTGCAAAACCAAGACAGCCTGTCAGACCCACTAATAACATCTTCTGACTCGCGGGTAATTCCATCTCTATTTAACTGCACGAACGATAAGCATGGAACTTTTTCTTTAATAGTAAAGTTTACAAGTTGTTGCATCTGGTATCCGAGAGCTTGAAACTCTTTCATGTCGTTCATTTGTGCAGAGCTTGTAAGTTTGAGGTAGTCATAAATTACTAAACATGGATTGGTGTTGCCGTTTTCGTCATAACCAACCTCTCTTCTTAACCACCTTCTCATAATAGAAAGCGTTTCATCAAAGCTTGTTCCAGCTATTGTGACATATTTGTAAGGAAGATCTTTTAGTTTTTCTACGCCTTGTTTTATTCTTTCTTGTAAACCACTAGACTTTCCAAATTGACCAGTAGATATGTCATTTATTTCTATATCGGACATATTTGCTAGTAGTCGATGAATGTGATCTTCTCTAGACATCTCTGTGTCTAACATTAAAACTGGTATTCCAAGACTTCCAGCAACATGCAATGCTACACTATCTGCAAACAAACTCTTACCGGCTTTAGCTCTGGCTGCAATTAGATCAACATTACCTCTTCTTAAGCCTCCACCAATAGCTTTATCGAAACGTGGAAACCCTGTACTTAGACCCATCATTTCTTTAGGATTATCAATTAAGCTTTGAATGTAGTCGTCAATGTCTTCTCCAATGTCGGTGGGTTCATTTTCTGCTTGCCCATGAAAATCATCAATTAGGTTGAACACAGCCGCCTCAGCTACACTAACTATTCCAGTCGGTGTACTGTCAGCGATATTAATATCCCTGATGTTTGATTTTATTTGCGTTGCTTTCCTATCTACTTCTCTAGCTATCGCGTACTTAATTAAAATTTTTGCATGTTCCTTAACATTGCTTAATTCTACGTTTATAGACTGAAGGGTTTTGTAGTAGTCTTTAGGAACACGCTTCATGAAGACTGAGTCTAAGTCTATTGATTTTGCCGCCGCATAAAGGCTAGACAAATCAACTGTATCTGAAGTATCAAATAGCTTCGCAAGACAACTCCAGATTATTGTGTTTTCTTCTAACGTAAACGATCCTTCGTTTAGCTTTCCATCAATATCAATAAAAGCATTTTTTCCATGCCGTATCAAACCAGCAAGCACGGCTCTTTCTGAAACAACATCACTAAGTTCTTTTTTCATTTAATCTGCTTAACCTAAACATTCACTGCAACGATGATAAGTACCTACTTTGTATCTAGGATTAATTTCTTCTTTTTTTCCACAATTATGGCAAGTAACTTCAACCATCTGCACAGGAGATCTTCTAGGAGTTAGAGGAACATCGGGAGTTTCAAACTCAGCACCCTTTGCTTCTGTTCCATTATCAACAAATTTATTTTCCCCCACCTGTATTGATTGTCTTCTTCCATACTTTGTTTGTTGTTCTTCTCTTGGTTTTACTGAGAAGTCTAAGTCCGACGACCGCACCTGCACTGGTGGCTGTTCGGTTTCTGCGTATGGTTGACTTCTAGGTGCTTCTGGCATTTCTGCGATTGGTTCTTCGCCTCCGATTGAGATGCTTTCTCCCGTGAGGGCATTATAACCTTGAGCAATTTCTTTAAGATCATTGTTAAGTAATCCGTTCTTTATCATTTCTAATGGTGACATAATTAACCTCTACTCTGCTTTCTTCTGCTAAGTTCGAGTAACGTATCTGCTTGTTTTCTGATGTCTCTAATTATTTCTGAAGAAGAAGTCACATTTCCATCTATGACTCTCTTGACTCTCCAAACCTTTTGCACAAAGTCGTCCTCTCTTATTACAGAGTTCACTTTGACTTCCCACTTGGTGTATTTATCGAACTGGTTTGAAACTTTTGAGACTGCATAGTTTATAAATTCTTCACACCACCTAGCTCTAGCCAATTCTTTATTGTGCTTTTTTTGCAAGAAGTTGCAATAGTTGTATATAGCATAGGCTTTTTCGCAACACTCTTCTGGTGTTAGAGACTTGAGTTCAAAGCTAGTCAGTGAAAGAACTCTTTCTATTTCTGGATTTGGTTCAACACAAATAATGTCAGACATGTAATTGTCTAACTTATCCATGAATTCATCTAACTTATCTATTGATAATAGATTGTTTCCATTCATCTTCAGTACCTGAATAACTTAATATAATCAAATCTATGTTATTGTTATTGAGCCAGTTTTCTTTGTCACGATCTCTAGCTTTCGACTTTCTGAAACCTTTTCTGTCTCCATGAAAGTGAGCAACGAATTCAAAATGTTGTCGCCCATGAACTTCTACCGCCAGCGAATGAGACGGTATAAGGAAGTCAACATACAGAGTAGACCTTCTCGATGGCTTGTGAGAACCGGCAAGCGGCACTTCCTCAAGGATTGTATCATACGGAAACTCTTGTCGAAGTAGTTTTCTTGCCAAAATATGCAATTTACTTCGAGGTCTTGTCTGATCCCCTGAAACTACGCACTTTGACAGGTTCCAATTTCTTTCTCGGCCATCAAAACCTACGGCCTTCAAAACAACATTTCCTTTAATGAATTCTGCAAAGCAGGCCAGAGATCGTTCGCGTCAAGGAAGTCTCTTAGTCTTTGCTGTCCTTGAAACTTGACCAGCTTGGTAATTTTTTCTTCATCTTCTTTGTCGATGCCTTCGGATTCTAGTAACTTTTTAATTGGCTTGGTGTCATCAACCAAGAAGTCGCAAGTATACCATGCTCCAGCCGCTGAGATTAAATCAAAGTCATTTGCTTGATCGAACAGTTCTTGCTTGTAATCAATGCCTATACCGTAACGAAGCCAGCCGATAGCTTCAGAGCCTACAAATCCACCAAGAGCAGATGTCACCACCTTCCAGTGAAGGGCTTGGCCAATTTGACGACCATCATTTTTTTCTTTCCATGCCTGAATCCAAGCAATCTCTAAAATAGTATCTGCTTGATAGCGAACCTTCACACCTCCATCAGCAACTTTCTTTTTGCCCATACCGCCAGTATTAGCAATGAAGTGCGTGATCATAATGATGATAGCTTTTTGTTTAGGAACTACACTACTCATTTTCTTGCAGAAGTTAGATAGTATCTTAGGAACTCCCGGCCTATAGTCGCCTCTAACTTCTTCATCTAAATCCTTCTGTGCTATAAAACTAGATATCGAATCAATGATGACAACACAATTAGGATGTGACTTAACAATCTTTTCTACAGCACCTAAGTATTTTTCTGCGCTAAGGGTTTCTCCTTCAGACTGAACAACAGTAATTTTACTAGCCTCTAGGCCATGAACTCCCTCAAAGTTTTTTGTGCTTAATCTTCCTTCTACATTCACATAGAAGATAGGTCTTTCTCCATATTCTTTTTTCTGACAGTTAGCTGCGAACTGTAAAGCGGTTGTAGTTTTACCAGACTTTGGATCTCCAATCATTTGAACCCAAGTCCCTTCACGAAAACCACCTCCAAGAGCATAGTCTAGCGATGGACTGACAGGAATGACCTGCATGTCTTGTAACTCTTCAAAAACATCAGCTCCATTAACCAGAATGTTTCCATACTTTTTCGTAATATTTTTTAATGCCGCATCACTCATTGTCAAAGTCCTCTAGTTCTGATAGTCTACTTTTCTTACCAAAAGGCTTTCTTGGTTTTTCTAAGGTAGTGTCTTTATATTCTATTTCTTTAATTTCTTTGCTGTTTATTTTATCTATCTTTTTTTGCTCAGCCTCTATGATTGGTTCAAGAAACTTAACGCGCAGAGAGTATATTCTTTTGCCTTTATAAGAATTTAAGGCATTGATGATAGCTTTATCGCTATACTTGTTGAGAAGATTGTAAGCCTTTGTTACTTGGCTTTTATATTTCTTTTGCCACTTTTCAGTGTTCCATAAAGCGTATGCTGGTCTACCAACATTCTCTTTTTCTGCTTCTCTTAAACAACATAGCTCTGCTATGTACTGAGCAGCGTTACACGATTGGCCTGTCGTCCGATGCTTGTAACCTTTGTTCATCCAATGCACCCTTCTTAATTATCAAACATTCAGGAGAAGCCTCGTAGGGGTCTCTCTCTTCAAATCTTTCTGGTATTAATTCAGGAAGCCTCCAAGTTCTAACTCTAAGCTTTCCGTTTTCTAATACACCTATATTAAACGTATGGACAGTAAAGTCCCCAAACATCAAAGCTCCTGCTCCTTTGCAGAAGAAGTAGCCATCATAGTTTGAACCAGCATCTTCAATATGAGATCTATTTCTAACCTTCATATTGGTTATATGCAAATCATTTTCTTCGCAATACTGTTTCATTCTTAACCAAGCACTTGCTGGTTCTACGTCTGGCCTACCATCGTCCTGATAAATGACTTCATCATTTGACAATGTGGCTATCCAAATTGGATTAGAATCAGAGTAAATGCTGATATAAGTATCTAATTCTTTACTTACAAAAACACTCATTTTTCTTTGATCGTGTGAATAATGCCTTCGTATTTGCCGGTATTGACGCGCGTTGTTCTTGTATCGTCTGAACGCTCCGAAGCGGCTGGAGTCATAACTGTAGAACCACGATCATTGTAGCCCATTAGATTGCTGACATCAGAATCTTGTTTGCTACTTGCGATATGACCTGTATCTTTTTCTTCCTCTATTGAGTCAATATATTTATTAACTGCTGATTCAGTTCTGTTCAGGTCATTAGATATATCCGCAATATCCTTGTCGAGATTGTTTTCTATGTAGAATTTTTCTACCTTAGTGAGTTTTCCTGACTTTTTCTTTTTAGACATCAATCATTCCTCTGCTAGCCCAAGTAAAATCATTACGTTGTTTGTTTGTTAAATACTTAACGTAATAGTCAAAAGATTCTTTATTTGTTTTGGTAAACTTAGTGTGAATTGAGTTTATCTTGCTTGCATCCATTCCTTGAGGGTCAAAGAGTGAGTTGCGAAAAGTTTTTACCCAGTAGCTTACCTTTTGGTTTACTGTTGCAATGTAGGCACAAGATTCTTCAACCTTATCTTCTACAATCGTTCCATCTTTGTCATAGAAAGTATACACAACATCTATGTTGTCTACAAATTCTGAAATATCTTCATCAGGCATCAGTCTTCACCATATCCAAAATAAAAGTGTCATTGTTTTCGTCCATCGCTCCAAGACCTAAACCTTCAGCCGGTGCTTGAAAGTAGTCACCTTTCATTTCGATCAGCCAGCTTTGGCCACCACAGTAAGGGCAGTTTACGAGCAATCTACATTTCTTATCAGATTTAGATTTTCTCAAAAGGTTTAATAAAGGCTCTTCGCAATCTGCACAAGTGACCTCTTTGTATTCTAAGTCTTCGACGATAATGATTTCTTTTTCGCTCATTTTTTTCCGTCTTTGATATACTTGGCCTTTTGAGAGGTAGACATTTTGTTTATATCTGAAGAGTTAGCACTTCCAGATTTCTGCCACCAATCCTTAGATTTCTGTTTCTTCAGGTTTCCTTCTTCTTGCTTCGCTCTTTTTTCGCTAAGTTCGTAGCTACCCATCTTAGAGGTATTTCTATCAGCAAGCTGGCCTAAAGTTTTCGCTTCGCCCTTTACGAAGGCCATTGGAACTTGGTTTATTACAATCTTAATATCTGAAGACCCGCAACTTTCACACGGACTTGGCTTCTTGCCGAATCCATGAGATTGCTCGAATTCACAACCACATTCGTTACATAGGTAGTCGTAAGTAGGCATTAGTCGTAAAGTGCATCCAGAATACGAGAAATAATCTTGTTCCTAATTATATCAGCTTCTGTTAATTCAGCAATACCAACACCATCAACTCCTTCAAGCCGTTCGAGGAATTCTTCTAGCCCTCCTCGATCTTTGTTCTGCAAGTCTGTTTGGTCGATGTCGCCATTAATAACAGCTTTTGAATCCCATCCAATTCTAGTTATGAACATTTTTAATTGTTCAAACGTAGCATTTTGAGCTTCATCTAATATCATAAAACAGTTGTGAAAGTTTCTACCTCTCATATACTCCAAAGGAACAACTTCAATTTTTCCTTCTTCTCTATATGATTGAACTCTATTGCTATTCAACCTATATTGCATTTCCTCTAATACAGGAACTAAATATGGATGAATTTTCTCTTCAAAAGTTCCGGGCAAGAAACCCAATCCTCTACCAGACTCAATTACGGGTCTAGTAACAACTATCTTTTCAACTCTTTTATCTAATAAATAATCACAAGCTAAACCAACAGCTACTGCTGTTTTACCAGTACCTGCTGGACCTGTGCAAAAAGTCACATCATTTTCTGATATGATTTTGATGTACTCTGTTTGGTTTTCCGTTTTAGGCTTTAAAGCCTTCCGTCTAGTAGTATATCCTGACTCATTGTTCTTTTTTCTAGCCATACTACTTACCTGTTGAACCAAACCCTCCATCGCCCCTATTTGTAGAGTCTAGTTCTTGAACTACATGTTGTATAAAGTTTGGGGCTTTTTGTATTAACATTTGTGCGATTCTGTCGCCTCTATCTATATGATACGGTTCTTTTGTTGTATTGTGCAGGCAAACTTTTACTTCACCTCTATAACCAGAGTCTATAACTCCTGCGTGTCTATGAACTCCTTTCACTCCCATTGAAGACCTGTCCCATATTAAAGCAACATGTTCTTTAGGAATGGCTATAGCAACACCAGTAGAAACAAGCACGGTGGCTCCAGCGGGTATAGAGATTGTTTCAAAAGCGTATAAATCCCAACCAGCGTCGTTCATATGGCCTTTAGTTGGAGGCTTAGCGGAGTCGTACAATAATTTAGTTTCAAAATATTTATAGCCAAGTTCCATTAATCTATCCAATCTTCCTGTGGTAATTCTATGTCAGGGTTTTGATTGTAGTTTACAAGAAGTTCATCACCCTTTTTTATGGATGTTATACTTTCAAGTCTAATCCTGTTGCCTGTCTTGCTGACTTTGCAGTTGGGCTTGGTGCTATGATTGTACATACAATTAGGCTTTAGGTTTATATAACTATTAGCCATGTTGCTCCAAATATGTGTGTCATGAATAAAAGTCCTATTTGCAATATCTTCTTTAGCAAACAGTCCCAATCCATGAATTGGAGAATCATCTTGGTAAACTAGTTTGCTTATTTCGCCTTTTGCTGAGTATTCCTCTATTAGCTTACTCTTCATATTAAAAATCGTCCTCTATGTTTCCTACTGCATATTCAGTTACGCGAGTTTCAAAAAAGTTCTTACATTTTTCCAAGTCAATTATTTCACTCATCCACGGAAATGGATTTTTGGTGTCTTCATAAGGACTCGGTAAATTTAGATTTTCTAGTCTTCTATTCGCTATGAATTGAACATAGTCAATAAACATTTCAGAGTTCAATCCTAGAATACCATTTGGAAGAACGTCTCTTGCGTAGGCAAGTTCAAGCTCCATAGCTTTGTCTATATGTTCTAAAGTCTCTTTTTCAAATGCTTTAGTCCAAACTTTTGGATTATCTTCTCTGATTCTGTTAATCAAATTAGTTCCAAATTTGATATGTAGACTTTCATCACGAAGTGTGTATTGAATTTGTTCTCCAATTCCCGGCAGCTTGTTTTGTCTATTAAAAGAAAGTAGCATTGCAAAACCGGAAAAGAAAAATATACCTTCGCAGATAATGTAGTAAGTAATAATGTTTCTTAAGAATTCTCTCTTGCCTTCTAGCGTATTGATGTTGAAGTCTGGACGATTGATATCTGTGCAGATGTTCATCAAGAACTCATCTTTAGACTTTATGCTAGGTATTGAGTTATAAGCTTGGTAAACTTCGCCAATCTTTAAACCAAGAGAATCACAGCAATAAACTACTGTTAGATTATGCAGACTTTCTTCATACGCTTGTCTAAGAATGTATTGGCGACATTCAGGATCTGTCACATACTTGAATATGCTAAGCAAAAGGTTGTTAGCCACTAAGGACTCTGATCCTGCAAAGAAACCAAGAGACCTTTTGACTACTAGTTTTTCATCAGTAGTCAACGAGTCAGATCGCCATTGTTCAATGTCTTTAGCCATTGAGATTTCTGTTGGCATCCAATTATTTGCGGCTCCATCAATGAACAAATCCCATGCCCATTTGTTTGTATGGGGAAGTATTTGATTAACTACCGCAACTTTATCTGAAATTATTTCTTTAGTCTTCTTCATTACTGACAACTCTCACAATCTGGATCATCTAATGCGCAGGCTTTAATCTGGCTCAAATCTTCTTCAGGTAATGCTTCCTCTTTAGGAGCGTCAACAGTAGATTTTTCGAGTCTTGTTGCTGCCTTGCTTCTCAAATAATATGTTGTTTTTAATCCTTGTTCCCAAGCGTGCATATACATGTCGTTGAGATATTTTAAACTTGTGCCTTTGTTATATAGATTCAGAGACTCTCCCATGTCTATCCACTTTTGTCTCTCGGCGGCAGCGTCTATGAGAATTGTTGCTTCTATATCAAATGCGCTTTTGAATTCTCTTTGTATTTCTTCATCTAAGTTTATAGACAAGACATCGCCATCTGCTGCCTTCAGAGCTTCAATTAAGTCTTTTCCCCATATACCCTTCTTCTTTGCGGCTTCTACAAAGTGTTCATTAATCATAGTAAATTCACCGCTTAATGTTGAGTAAACAAAAAGCACTGAATAATCAGGCTCAATAGATTGAGAGCATCCCTGTATATAAGAAATTGTTGCAGTAGGAGCGATAGCCATAACATTTGAGTTTCTCATTCCATACTCAGCTATATGGCTTCTAACCTTATCCCAATCCATTTTTTCAAAATCAGATGGTTTGTAATGGTTATCTTTACCACTCTTTAAGTGTTCTGGGTGTCTCTCGTTCATCAATCGACAATAAGTGTCGATAGGCAAATTACCAAAACTCCACTCAGAACCTTCATAAGATTCGTAGTGTCCTCGCTCCTTCGCTAGCTTAGAAGAAGTAAGAATAGCATGGTAAGAGATGAATTCTTGTATCTTGCCACAGAGAACAACAGCGTCTTGGGAGTTGTAAACAACTCCTAGCTTATGTAGCAAGCCGTGAGTACCCATAATACCTAAGCCAATAGGACGATTTCGCAGGTTAGACTTGGCGGCTTCTTTGGTTGGATAGAAATTGAGATCAATAACATTATCCAATCCTCTGACTGCCACCTCTACTGTTCGTTGCAATTTCTTCCAATCAATAGTGCGAACCTTAATATGGTTTTCAAGATTGATAGAAGCCAGATTACAAACAGCAGTCTCTCCTACTTCAACAACTTCACCATCTTCATACAGAGTTGGCTTTGTATGAAGAAGTATTTCTGTACACAAGTTGGAAGAATGAACAACGCCTTCATGCTTATTGCTATAGCGAATATTAGAAGGGTCTTTAAAAGTAACCCATGGATGCCCTGTTTCGTAAAGAGACTTTAGCATCTTCTTCCATAAGTCTTTGGCGTTTATAACACGGAAGTTTTTGATCTCTCCCTCTTTCGCCATTTTTTTATATTTGTTATAAGTTCTGGTAAATTTTCTGCCATATGTTTCATGCAGGTCAGGACATTCGGATGGATCAAATAAATACCAGTCCCTTCCTTTCTGAGCCGCTAGCATGAACTCATCACAAATCCATAATGCAGTATTCATATCATGACAACGACGACGATCATCACCTGTATTTTTTCTAAGGTCTAAAAAATCTTCAACGTCAAGATGCCACACTTCTAGGTAAGCGCATCCAGCACCTTTTCGTTTACCGCCTTGATTAACCCCGACAAGAGTATCATTAAATATCTTCAACCAAGGAATTAATCCAGAAGACTGACCATTTGTTCCCTTAATATAAGAACCAGTAGAACGAACAGAACTCCAATCTACACCAAGACCTCCAGCATACTTTGAAAGTCTAGCCTGACCGTGAATGGTTCCAAAGATACCATCAATAGAGTCATCTACTGTACTTAAATAACAGGACGATAATTGAGAGTGGCAAGTTCCACTATTGAAAAGAGTAGGAGTAGAAGGTGAGTATCTAAACTCAGACATCATGTTGTATATTTCAATGGCTCTTTCTTCTTTATTTTCTTCATTCAAACAAAGACCCATTGCGACCCGCATATAGAACGCTTGTGGAGTTTCCATACGACGACCTTCTTTGTGTATGAAGTATCTATCGTAAAGAGTTTGTATTCCTAAATACTTAAAATTCCTATCTCTATCTATACATAGATTTTCGCTCAAGAATTCCAGATCATAGCTAAGCATTGATTCACTGAGTCGGTCTTCTCTTACAAGAGCCTTTATATGTTTTATAAAGCAGGATTTATATTCGTCTTGAAAATCACCATTGACGCTCTTACCAAAAACTTCCTTATATAAACTAGAAAGCAGTAAGTTTGTAGCTACATAATTGTAGTTCGGCTCTTGTTCTATCTTGGAACGAGCCGACATTATAAGAGCAGTATCTATTTCAGATGTCGTGATTTTATTGTAGAGCTGTAGACTTGCATCCAAGACGACTTCGCTAACAGATACATCAGTAAGGCCATCACAGGCTCTTTCTACGCATTTGTTAATCTTGTCTAAGTTTATCTGTTCTAATCGTCCGTTGCGCTTCTTAACCTTAATATCTGATGTCATAATCTATCCGTTATACGCCTCTTACAAAAAATAGAGCGACACTTGTGAACCAAGCGATTTGTTAGAGGAAACTTACTAAAATATTTTATTAAACTACTCACTTGGTGCGACAAGGGCTTGTTGAGTTTGTGTCGCTCTAGCTCTCCACTTGTAGGAAGCTCTTTATAACCCAACAAGGTATTATACACGATTTCAGCTAGGCCAGTTTTTAATTTCCTAAAGAGGCTGTAAGTTTGTTCAAGTAAGACCTACTTGGGCTGAACCAGATTTTAGCTCTTAGATGACTTCTTTTTCTTCTCTTGAAGGACATAATCTGGATGCACCCAAATGGGGGTTTTCCCCCTATAGTAAGCAACCATTTTAAAGAAGCCGTTTTGCTTCGGCAATACCCAAGCGTGGGTATTTTTTGAAATTTCCATCTTTTTCGCTAGGTTTTTTTCTGCGATATTCTCGTCTAATTTCATTGAATGATCTCCAAGCCGTGTATGGCGTGCCTCATGTCTTTCTCTAATTTTATTTCTTTTTCAAAAGTCCTTGTCGGAATATCAAAAACCATTATCCTAGCTGGCGTTGAACCGATGATTAACTTATCTCCATACCTAACAAGTCCACGATTCCAGTTGTTGGCTGCGATTGAATCAATATGGTATGTGGCTCTTTTGGCTGCTGGAACTTTATGAATTTCAAAATCTTCGCCTTCCTTTGATATACCAATAGCGCTAAAACTAGTCAGGTTAGCAATAAAACAATCATCGTATTTGTAGAAGTTGTGAACAAAGCTGTAAACCGAAGGAAAGCCATGAGCGTTCATTGAAGGACTACCGCAAACAGAATCCATTGTCTCAAAGTCATAAAGAGGAGTGAGCAAACCAGAGACAAAAACCTTTCCATCATTAATACAAACAGAATTGATGTGGTAGTTGTCGTCTTCTTGTTTTTCTTCCTGTCTTATTTGCTTCTTCCCTGTCAATAGTTTTGAATTTTCTAAGCTCTTCCCTTGAAAATCCCAGAAATCAACAACATTAAAATCTAAATCGACTTTTGCTAACGCATCATAAGCAGTAGAAGTGACCCACAAGTGATCGTCGTGAAAAGCAATTTCGTGAATACTTTTAAAGTAGTCTTTATTTTGATGTGTTCTTTTTATCTCGTAAGTGTTTTTATCTAATTCGATAAAGCCAGCAGAATCAGAAACGATAATGCGGTCAGGAAGAACACAAATGCCGCGAAGACCTCTTTCTCCTCCACGCTCATTATCGTTGACAAAATCCATTTCATAAGGAGCATAATGTACGACCTCTTCCGAATCTATATCTATGACATACAATCCTCCATGTATGTCTCCTTGTTTAGCAGCTCTAATGACTGTAGTACAAATGATTTTCACGTTTAAATCTCGTTATAAATTCTTGGTATGGTTTAGAGATATGTGTAAAGTTAAAAAAGTCATAATCAATTATAGAGCCATTTACATACCTATCATTCAGTCCGAAATCGGTTGTTCCAAAATCAGAGCCTGTTGTATCAGAAACTTTCTTTGCCGAGTTGTTAATGCAGATACTATACTCTGGACAGGCCATTGTTGGAGGTATCAGTCCACCAAAGGCTCCCATGTATAAATTGTCTTGAAGATTTTTTTCAAAGTCATCTAGCTCTTTTATCACTGTTTCATTGACTATGAATTTAAGCATCTTTGTAGTGTATATATGTCCATTGTGGGAAAATGGCATAGCAAAATTAGTATATGGTTTTATCTTCGTCGCATCCCACAATAAAAACTTGTCTAAAACAAACTCACCTTCTTGCGGTTTATTAATAAAGAAGTTGTTTGCGCTGTATGGATTTTGTACGACTGTATTGTTTCCCAGTCTTAGAGACAAAGCTGTGACTTGATTTGTTCTAAACAGCTTTATGACTTTCTTATAGGAAGCCAATCTGTCGAAGACTATGTTTTCATCATTGAATACGCAAGATAAATCTCTAGAGTCTGGAGTGTGATTAAGAATATCTACACTGAGATTTTCGGATTCTCTTTCAAACCATTTGATTGGAAAGTTCAATCCAAATCTATCTTTTGCGGAATAGAAAGTCTTTAGCTTCTCATAGCCTTGTTCATAAACATTGTTGGTTGTTTCATATATAACCCTTATGTCAAAGAGATTTGGGGTATTTCTCTGAAGGCTTTCTATTAATAGGTGAAGCTGCGGAGCCTTATCCTTAGATAGTATTATTGCGTTGATCATTTTACTAGTAGTGAGTCTTTAGAAACAAAAGTGACTTTCAAGTTCTCTTTGTGCCACTCAATTGTTTCTTTTAACCCTTCCTGAATACTTGTTTGTGGAGACCAACCAATTTCTTTTTTGATTAGAGATATGTCTAAAAATGTTCTTTCTTTTATGTCTAGCTTTGTCTCTTCCCAGATTATCTCTTTTTCGTATTCGTAAAGTTCTGCTACTAATTCATGGAGTTCTTTGATCCTTATATCGTCTCCTTGAGAGACATTAAATGTATTTGGCTCATCAGCGTATTCTATTGCGTGCTGAATTGCTCTTACGGCGTCATCAACGTATAGAAAGTCTCTTGTGCATTTGCTTGAGCCTTGAACTGGAAGGTCGTATCCGTGTTCTTTTGCTGATGCTATATTCGTTATTACGGATTCTATAACAGAGTTTCTATTGGGATTAAATCTACTATTTGGCCCATAGACTTCTGGGAATATAAGGTTAATACCAATGAAGTCTTCGTATTGAGTGCTATAAGCCATGTTTAATTCCATAGCAGCTTTAGCCGCAGTACCATAATACCTTTGCGTCCAGAAAGGCGCACCTTCCCAAAGTTCAGACTCTTTGTGTGGCAGTATTTGATGCTCTGGATAACAGCAAGAATCCCAAACCATTATGAATTTCTTGCAACCGTTCATTCTGGCTTCTTCCATGACTTTAGCAGTCACGAATATATTTTCAAACATCAACGATGCTGGATACTCTAAGCAGTTCTCCTTTGTAGGGAATCTAGTTGCTAAGTGAACAACTATTTCTGGATTGACATTAAAAGCCCAGCCTAGAGTTGAGTCTAGACCTAAATCAATTCCGCTTCTTGATCCAGCCAAAGAAAACACATTGTCAAAACCAGATTCAGCTAGGTAAGCTCCTAGCTTTTTACCTATCCACCCTTGACCGCCAGTCACTAGTATTTTAGATGATCTATCCATTAAACTCGTCTAAAAATTCAACTAAGTCGCTTGAGTTCATATTGTTCGCTCTTTTCTTGATATTGTGATCTTCGTCCATTATCACAACTGTCGGATACTTTTCTATTTCAAATTCATCCACTAAGTATCTATTCTGCGGCCTGCTACAAACAACAAAAGCAGGCTTCCCTCCATGAAATCTTTGAGCTGATTTCAATACTGTGTTGTCTGTCCATACGTTGTCCTTCATTTGTTTACAGTGAGGACACCATTCTGCAATGAATACTACAATTTGATGTTTTGAGACGCTCATCGTTTAACTACCTAAAAAGCTAAGTGTTCCATTTACATCCATAGTGCTACCAGCTTTTATGGGAGTCCCTTCTTCGTCAACTATATATATAGTTGGAACTGCTTGAACCCTGTAAGCGCGTGCTATACCGTGAGCATTTGGGTCATCTATATCTAGAAAATTTACAGAGCTAAATGATTCTAGTTTTTTCTCAACATTTGGATCACTCCAAACATGAGCCTTCATCATTCTGCAAGGGCCACACCATTTTGCCGAAAATACTAAGAGATGTTTTTCTTTTGGTTCCATAATACTATCCAATAAAAAAGCAACAGCCCACCTACAAGGGTGCGAAAGGTGAGAATAATGGGAATAGGTGGACTATTGCGATTTGTTTATTCTTATTCGCCTTCAGATGTAGATGTAACTCTCAGAGAATCTCCAAGAATCCATGCTACAGCAAGTGCGACGATTCTATTTGTTGTTTCTGAATCTACCCCAAGAGTTTCCTGAGCTACTACTACGACGACACCACCAACGGCAGTCCAAAAACGACGACTTTTGAGTAAGGCTTTTACCTTTTCCATAACTCTTTTCCTTAATAAAAAATTAGAAGAAGCCTTTAATCTTCTCCAAAATGCCTCCTCCGCCACCAAAGCTAAATCCGCCTTTGAAAATGACTAAGTAGGCTACTATCGCAGCTGCTATGATTAAAAACAACCACTTCCTTTTGGCTGCAACAGCGTAGATTTTCTCTTTTACAGCATTGATTTTTTCAAGTCTGTAATCCCTTTTACTTTCTTTCTTTTCTACTTTGTCGTCTTTTTTTTCAGACTTAATCTGATGTCTTTGACGACGTTTCTCTAAGATAGATTGTAGTCTATTATTATTTGCCATGTTACCACATTTTACAAGACCAATATCTTGCCTTCCATTTAGGGCCGGGATTATCGCAGTTGTGTCTAGCTCTAAAGCTTTTACGTCTAGCAGGATCGTTTTTCTTAATTTTCATGTTAGGGTCTCCGAAGTTTACTTTAACCACATTACCCTTTTCGTTTTTTACATAAACAGAACGTTTCTTTGGCCCATCTGGTGTTAGGAATGGTTTGTTTAATGTAACCTTTCTTCCTTGATACTCAGCGGCTTCTGACTCTTCTGCTACTCCCTTATAGATTAAATTTGTTCCATTTTTTCTATAAGTTCCTCTTCGTGAGTATATAAAAATTTCACCAGTTTTTGGATTTTCATATTTATAATCCGCCTCTGTTTCTCCTGCATTAATTTTTTCACAAGAACCCGGCTCACCTTTCTTAGTGTTAGGAACTCTTTGATAGCCTTCCCAACAAGCACCAGTTTTTGCATCACTTATAGTAGGATCATTATCTGCTTTACTTGATCCAATTTTTCTACAAGAACCCGGTTCTCCTTTTTTTGTATTAGGTACTCTTTCATAACCTTGCCAGCAAGCTCCAGTTTTTGCATCACTAGTAGTTGCTTGGTCAGCGTATTGTTTTAATGCTTCTATGTATTTTTTCATTTTTTCTTGCCCCATCCTTCTAGGATAAAACGTAAGGAGTTTCTGCCAAGTATATTGGCTATTGTTTCATTTGAATATTTATCCTCACCAACACCTGATCTAAAACATTTTAGATATCTAGTTAATCTAGGAAGTTCAGAAATGTCTGTTATCTCATCTGGTGGATCAGTGAATCCATCGAAATCAGTCCCTATAGCCAAGACTTCATCGCCAGCTACATTTATTATATGGTCTATTGTTTTTTCTATGTACTTCAAGCCCAGACCTGTATCTATAGGGCTAAGCCAGTAATTCATAAATATTATGCCTATCAAACAATTATGATCTGCCAACCATTTTATTTCCCAGTCTTCCAAATTCAAAGGGTCTGGATTAACAGAAAATGCACCGATATGGCTAGCCACAACTTTTGATAAGTCATTTCCTACTATATCATACACTTCAGAACGGGCTTTGGGCGTGCAATGGGTTATATCTATTATCATACCCATGTCTTTCATCGCTTCTACAACCTTTTTGCCTATAGAAGTTAGACCTTTATTCATATCCCAGCCTGCCATCAAGTTCTTCCAGTTACTTTTCTTAATCCCATATTCTGGATATGGAAATACAGGAGACACTAAATGATTTGG